ATGGCATACCTAGCCAAAATCGCAATCATGAAGGACGGGAAGGCGTTCAGGCAGAGCCGCACCTTCGACCGAAGGCAGGCGGCGGCGGAATGGATCGCTAAGCGCGAGAAGGAATTGGCAAAGCCCGGCGCGCTTGCCGCGGCCGCCTTGACTGAGGGCCGGCTCACCGACGCGATCGAGCGGTATATTTCGACCAGCGTCAAAAAGATCGGCCGCACCAAGATCGCGACCCTTCGCGTGATCCAAAAGCACCGCATCGCGAAAATGCAATGTCGAGATATCGACAGCGCCGTGATCGTGGAATATGCGCAGGAACTGCTCACGACCGGCAGCCGGCAGCCGCAGACAGTTGGCAATTACCTGTCCCACCTCCAATCGGTGTTCGCCATCGCCCGCCCGGCCTGGAAATTCGAGCTTGATCCTCAAGCGATGGTGGACGCCATCAAGGTTCTTAAGCGTCTTGGCGCCATCAGCCGCTCGCGCGAGCGCGACCGGCGCCCCACCCTGGATGAGCTCGACGTGTTGATGCGCTACTTCGTCAAGTGCTCCGAGCGGCTGCCAGATAAAGCCCCCATGCACAAAATCGTCCCTTTCGCGCTTTTCTCAACGCGACGGCTGGACGAGATCGCCCGCGCGAAATGGGAGGACCTCGACGTAGAGGGAAGCCGGATGTTGGTGCGGGACATGAAAAACCCAGGCGAAAAGATCGGCAACGATACGTGGTGCGACCTGCCTCCCGAGGCGCTGCGGATCGCCCTGTCCATGCCGCGGACCTCCGAGTACATCTTCGCCCCGGTCAACAAGGTCCAATCCCGTTCGATCAGCGCGGCATTCACGCGGGCAGGCATCTTTACCGGCGTCAACAACATCGACATGCCTGACGAGCAGCGCCTGCACTTCCACGACCTCCGGCACGAAGGCATCTCCCGGCTTTTCGAGCTGGGGAGGAATATCCCGCAAGCTGCCGCCGTCTCGGGACATCGATCATGGACCTCGCTCAAGCGTTACGCCCATATTCGGCAGACCGGCGACAAATGGGCCGGCTGGAAATGGCTTGACATCGTATGCACGCCAGATCGGGAGAAGGTTTCGCCTTTGGCAGCATCGCGTCCCAGGCTGCGAGCGGTATGATGCCGGCGCAACTGATAGGAGACCAAAATGCTCTCAGGCGAACAGATCGAGGCGTGGATCGTCGGGCTCGTCATCGGCTTCGCCATCTTCGGCGTCTATTTCCTCCCGACCATTGTTGCGGCGCGGCGCGGCGCGGAACGCACCAGCGCAATCGCCGCGCTGAACATCCTCGTCGGCTGGACATTCCTTGGATGGGTGGCGGCGTTCGTGTGGGCGCTGGCGGACCGGACAGCGCCGAAAGCGCAAGCCTGATGCGGCCGGGCGTTACCCGGCAGGCCGTGCCGCCCGGCTTCCGGCTACTTCTGTGCAAAAAATGCACTTAATACCCGGCAATTGATACCAATCACCGTGCACGCCATGGCCGGGCCAGCCCCGGCCATCCGCGTCTTTGATCTCGCGGCGATCGCCAGCGCTGGAACAGCGCCCTGGCATTGGAGTTTTCAGAGGGCCAAAAAATCTCCCGCAATATCGCCGAGAGCTATTTACAAAATTATCGCTCTAAGCAATATTTAGGGCATGAAATCGATTGCCTACACAGCCACCGCCGCCCGCGCCCTGCTACGCCATGCCAACAAGGCCAAGCTGATCCGCGGCAAGATTGAACAATATGCGGCAGACCCCGCCTCGCAGGCCCGCAACGTCAAATCATTGACCGGCAGGAACGTTAGCCGGCTGCGGGTTCAGAATTACCGAGTGCTGTTCAACGAGACGGCAGACGCGATCACAGTGCTCGACATTGGCCCGCGCGGCGAGATTTACGACTGACCGACTGACCGACTTACGACTAAGGAGACAACATGCCCGTAATGACGAAAGCGCCAAACGGCGACGAAATTGTGATCCTTGCCCGCAAGGAATATGACGAGCTGATCGCTGCTGCGGCCGTCGAGGACGCGGCCGACATCGCGACTGCCAGCCGACTGATGGCGCGCATCAGCAGCGGGGAAGAAAAGCTCCTCACCAGCGCGGAGATGGACGAGCTGCTGGCGGCAAAATCACCGCTGGCGTTCTACCGCAAGCGGGCCGGCCTGACCCAAGCCGCGCTGGCGCAGCGCGCCGACCTCGCCCAAGGCTATGTTTCGGAGATCGAGGCCGGCCGCAAGAGCGGCGACATCCAGACCATGCGAAAGATCGCATACGTTCTCGGCGTGCAAATCGATGACCTCGTTGTCGCCGATGCCCCTGTTTGCAGCCGCGCGAAGCGCAAGGCAGCGCAATAGCGGCGACGCCACCGATGATCGACGGCGACCCCAACGAGGCATACGAAATTGACCCCGAGCGCGACGCAGCGTTGCAGCCCCCGCTTTGGGTCGTCCGCTGTAATGGCATCAAGGTCCGCTGGTTCGCCGCCCATAACCAGGCCGAGCGTTATATTGCGGACCCCGAATTGCGGGCCAAGATCAGGCGGGAAGAGAAGCCGCTGCATTTGGGAGGTAGGGGGCTATGACCGACACCCCGCGCGACGGCGAACTCGTAGAGGTCGAGTATAAAGGCCGCTGGCTCCCGGCCAAATTCGCCGCCGCCGATAGCATCGCTGCATCAGACGGCGGCGACGAGGTTTGGTGGCTCGACCATTTTTTGGTCCTTAGCGATGATCCGTCAGAGCCGCTAACCATCCCCGAAGACACACAATCCGGCAGCCCTTTGCCGCGATGGCGCCCGCAGCGACATTGAGGCCGATGGGGGAGCTAAAACGCAAAAAAGGCCCCCAGGACACCCGGCGCTATGGCCGGGGCCTGGGGGCCAGATTTGTGGGGGCAATCTCCCGGCCGCAGGTCGGGGGAGGCATTGATGATGGCGGGCGGCCGCCAATCCGCAGGTCACGGATGTCCCGTTCAGCCGCGTCAATCCGCGTCTCAAGGACTTTGATCTCGCCGCGCATGTCGGCCTGGGTGATCAGGATTTGCCCGATCTGTTTGATCTCGGTCTGAATTCCGGTGATGTCGGCGCGGGTTGATTTTTTGAGCTCCGCAAACTCTGCCTTGAGAAAGGTAACCGTGACACGTAGCGCAGCGATCGTCCCGCCAACGCTCGATACAGCCAACAGCAGCTCGAACCAGCCCTTCAAGGCGGATTGGTCAACGTCCACTGCCATCCCCTCCCGCGATCGCCCGGCAGCGGGCGCGGAGCGTCCCATAGTCAGCGATCAGCCGGGCAGCCCGCGAGCCGTGCGGCATGGCCCGCACCTCTCGCGCAGCAGCCTGCTGATCTCGCTTCGAGTAGACCGCCAGCGGCGGACAGCGAATGGCCGGCGCAGGGGCCGCCTCCGCGGCCCCGCACCACATGATGAGCAGCCCCACGCAGATCATCTCAGAACTCTCCGTTTTCGAGATCGTCGGCGGCCTTAGCTACCGACTTTTCAGCGACCGCGGCGGATCGCCGTTCTGCGTCCGCCGCGGCTTTTTGATCTGCGGCTCGCTGCTCTGCGCGCCCGGCCGCCTTCAATTCCTCGTCTCGGCGCGCGTCCGCGGCAAATCGCGCGAGGAAATCAGCGACGAGCCGCAACAGAGCAGTCAGCCACAGCGGCATGGCTTAGGACGCCTTGCCGCCGGTCACATTCCAATCCTTGCCGAACAGCAAACCGACACCAGCGACAATGGCGCCGAAATCAGCGAACAGCTCGTTGCCAGTGAACGTGCCGTTCGCGACGTTCGTGGCGATGTGGCCTGCGCCGAGCAGAATGGCGCCGATGCCGGCGACGGTCGTTTTCCAGTTCGTGAACATAGGTCTCTCCTTTGACTGCCCGGCAGCCGGCCGGGCGCACGGGAAGCCGTCAGGCTTCGTTGATCGACGCGCCGGCCGTCGAGACGACGGGCAGCGTGTCGAAGCCGATGCGGGTCGGCAGCGGGTGCTTCGCAGGCCACCAGAAGCCGCGGTCGAGCCGATCGCGCGGGAAGCCGCGGATGCTCACGGCATCGCCCTGGTTGCCGCCCAAGCCCGCGATGAGGCCGGCGCTGGTCTTCCCAGCAACGACGGTGATGTGCCCCCCGCCGGGGCGCTTCATCGGCGCGAAGGCGCCGAGCGCTGGACCCGACAGCCGGACCGCCGGCCACTTGCCTGCGAAGTCCAGCGCCCAAAGCGTTTCGGTGCCTTTGAGATCGCACTTGGTCAGGATGTGGTTCGCGAACAGCGCGCACCACGGCGTCGCGTCGTGCTTGTAGTTTGCGGCGATGTCGCCGCCCTCCTCCTCGGCCCAATCGATGATTGCGGGATTGTCTTTGCTGCCGGCGCCTTCTTTCGTACCGAGCAGCGACAGCCCATAGATCAGCCAGGGAGGGCGCCCGCCCGCCGCGGGCTTCACAACCTGCGGCGTCGTCGGGGTTGACGCGTTCTCGTCATCGATCGATCGCGCAGTGACCGGGCCAACGATGCCGTCAGGCTTGAGCCCATGCTTCAGTTGATAGTCGGTCACGGCGATGTCGGTGAGATTGCCGAAATAGCCGGTACCCGTGAGCCCGTAGCCCCGGAGCGCGAGCCGCTTTTGCAGGATTTTGACGGCAATGCCGCTGTCCCCAAGCGACAAAGCCCCATCCGCGGCGACGAGCGCCGAAATACTGCCGACCACGGGCGCCCCTGATCGGCTGGCAGTTGCATTAGGCTGGTCCACCAATTTGGTTCTCCGCTTGCGCAAAGCAAAAGGGCCGCCCGATGGGGCGGCCCTTTTCGCTCTGCTGGTTGTGATGGTGGCGGCTTAGTCTTTGCCGCGGTTGTCTTTGCCGGCCTCGCCGGCTGGGGCTTTGATGTCGAGGCGCGTCGTGAAGCCGGAGCTGCGGGATAGCTCGTGCTGCACTTTGTCAATCTTGTAGAGGCCATCGACGCCGGGGCGCGCCCCAACCAATGCGAAAGCCCCCTCGGGCTGTGCAGTAATGTCGCCATCAATGGTGGCTGTGCCGCCGCCCTTGTTGCGCTCACTTTCCTTCGCAGCGCTGTCGGCGTGCCCTTTCGCTTCGTCGGCATTGGCGCTCGTCCAGCGCATCGTCTGCTCGGCCTCGGCATCCATGTCGTTGACTTCGACCTTTTCCTCCCGCCACTTCGCCGCCTTGGTGTCGTACCAGCGGACGCGAATGCGATTGTAGCGGGGCCTCCCCACGATCGGCGACACGTCCCAATCGATCAGGTTTCCGCCGCGCCGGCCGATGACGGTCGGGAGCGCGATGCCGGACGCCGAGATGCCGCCGTTGCGCGCGGCCAAGATCGCCGTCTTCCCGACGACCTTAAACGTGCCGCCGATCTCCTCTGACAACCGATGCCCAAAATGCAAAAAGCTCTCGGCGCTCATGGCCCAATAAGGGCGCTCGATCTTGCCGAGCTTGGGATCAACGATCGCGGTGAGGCCGGCAAGCCGGGCAGCATCTTGGAACACCGCCGAAAGCGGCTTCTTGTCCCAATGCTTCTCGACCGATTGCTTGACCTTGGATTTGGTGTCGGCGCCCTTGGCGCTAATCACCATCCGCATCCCGCCGCCCCTGTCACCGACTGAGCGCGCATCGCTGACGGTCCCATGGAATACGGGGGCGATGCCGCGATATCGCCAGCCCAACCAGATCGCGATATCGGCGCTCTTATCCGGGAAGGCAATTTGTGCCCCGATGTCATCGAGCTCAATTTCGGCGGCGTCGCTTGTTGTGCCGGCTTGATCCGTCACCGACAGCCTGTGGAGGATCGGGAAGACCTTCTCGCTGATATCAAGCCCACCAACCACGATGCGGTAGAGCGATTGGTCGGCCATACTAACCCCACAGGCGAATAACTTTGACGGTCTGCGGCTGATCACTAACCACTGGCATCTTAAACGTTGTGCCCACCGGCAGTATTGGCGACACGGCCGCCAGCCCAGGGTTGATGGCGAACACCTGCTCAGCGAGCCCCGGCATCCGGCGGCGATAACGCCGCCAGATCATCCGCGAGACGGTCATGCCTTCCGATTTGACGGTGACGTCTTCCGTGGTCATAGCAACCTCATCAGCGCTGCGACGTATCCCTGCGCTCCGGGCGCGTCGGCCCGCTTCATGGACACGTCAACGTCAATGATCTGCCCGACGCCGGCAGGGTCTAGATACGTCGATTTTTCGCGGACCTGCACAAGGCAGAACCAGCCGAGCGGCACTCCATCGCCGCGGATCAGGATGTGCGGAACGCCTGACGCTCTAATCGCGTCGAGCACCGCCAGAGATGACATGCCGCCGAATTTTGCCGGAAACAGCCGAGCGCTGATGTTGAATTCTTCGGGGCCATCACCGACGAATTCCAGCGGCGGCCGGCGGCCGATCACCTGCTTTTCGACAAACCCTGCCTCTGTCGCGCGGTCTGTCGTTTGCGGGTTGAGCGGATAGACCTCGAAGGCCACCGGCCCGAACGCCATCAATGTCATCGTGCCGCCCCCTTGTCGTAATCGGAGTGTGCGCCGTAATAGCCGGCCGTCCGGCGCGCTTCGGCAGAGCCGCCGGCAGCGCCTGCCGGCGCGGGGGCGAACTGCGGTGCGATCTTCGGGCTCGCCGTGAAGCTCAGCGTCCCGACCATCGCCTGGACGCGCGCGCGGATCAGCGCCTCCGCGCGATCCAGCTCGCTATTGATCGCCTGGGTGAAGCTTGCCCCGACGTTCTGCCCGATCGCCGCGGCGCGGCCTTCCTGCCCGGTCAGCCCCTGGATAGGATTTGCGCCGCCCTCCCAAACGCTGGCCGAGCCATCGGGGCGCGCGCCGCCTTTCAGCGCCGGGTGCTCAGTGTTCGGCACAACGTTGCCGTTGCCGTCGCGCTTATAGAAGGGCACCTCGCCGCCGTTTGCCTCCCCGGTCATGCCGAAGTACCAGCCCAGCGGGCCGAGCAGCCGCATAAGCCAGCGGCCGACACCAGCACCAGCCGCCGCCTCGCCAATTGCAATCTCGCCGCCGGCAGCGCCGCCAAATAGGCTCTTTGCGATCCCGGCCGCTTTGCTGGCCGCATAGGCCGCGGCAGCAGCACCGCCGGCAAGCAGCCCGCCCCCTACCGCAGCCGCCTGTTCTGGCTTCGCCGACAGATACGAACTGATGCTGTTGATCACCCCAGCCAATCGTTCAAGATTGGTTGCGGCCACCCCCATGATCGGATCACCAACGACCGATGCGAAGTTGCGCATCGACGCCATGAACCCCTCCCACGCGACGAACGGGTCCTTGGCCGGCAGCTCCTTTGCCGCTTTCAGACCAGGGGCGCCCTCATAGGCTTTCTCCTTGTCCTGATATTGCTGGCGCTGAGTGATCATTTTGGTGAACAAGTCAGCGACGATCTGGTTGCTGAAAATCTTGTTCAACACTTTAGCCACCTCGATCGGATCGTCAGTATTCACCCCGCGCTTTTGTAGCGCCGGGATCAGCTTCTCAAGCGAGTACCGGAAGGGGTCGGACATGATCAATTGCTGATCCTTCCACCCCTTCGCATCGCGCAGCCCATACCGTTCCTGCTCAGCCTTCGCCCGCTTAGTCGCCCGATCGCCGATCACCTGGGCGAGCGTGGAGCCCAGCGCGGTACCGAAGCGCATCGGCGTCATGTCGCCCATCAGGCCCGGTGCGATTGCCATCAAGAACCGCTCGGAAAGGCCGGGGCCGGCAGACTTCGACATCTTCGCGACCTCGAACAGCGAGCCCATGTTCAACTCGGCGCCTTCCCAGCCGAGCGCGCGAATATATGCGTCGTAATACCGCGCGATCTGCGCCGGGTCCTGGTTCTTGCCGAGCGTGTCCAGCGCTCGGAAAAACCGCTGGTTCTCCTCGACAGCCTGCTCTTTGCCCTTGAGCGATTGCAGAACAACCAAGCCCTTCGCAATCGTTTCGGACAGGTCCATGGCCTTGCCGAAATCGCGCATGGACGTTCCGGCCTCGCGCAGTTGCGCGTGCATGGTCGCCATATCCACCGACGAGTACTTGCCGGAAAGCTGCAACGCCCGAGCGGCAAGCGCTGCACTAACTTGCGGATCAACACCCGCCAGATAGTCCCGCGCGCCCTCGCGCATGTTGGTCGATGCGTTGCGGGCAGCATTCCGCCCGACCCGCCCGAGCCCATAGACGCCGCCCGACGCCGCGAAAGCGGCGCCGGCCAACTTCGTCGCCTTCGCGATCGATGTCCCGGTGCTGTCCGCCTCGCGGCGAACGGAGCGCAGATGCGACAGCATGTTGCGCTGCCATTCGGACATCGCGCCGAGCTGCACGCTGGCTTTGAGCGGTGTCGGGCCGGTCAAAGCCCGCTGCAACTTCTCCCATTCCGCGCGGACCTTCGCGAGCTGGGCCGGCGCGAGCTTGAGCTTATCAAGCTCGGCCTGGAAGGACGAACCCCAGCCCCGAATGCCGTTCGATTGCTTGCCGATACCCTGCAACGCCTTTTCGACGCCACCGAGGTTCTTGGCTGCATTGGCTGCCGGTCCGCTCAGCCGGTCAACGAGTTGGAGGATCAGTTGGGCGGTTTGGCTCGCCATGGTCAGCAGTCCTTTGTGCCGATCAGCTCGCTCGCGTCCTGATACCACGCGAGTAGTTCAAGCCAATCCATAGCCATAAGCGCCGGGATCGGCGTATGCAGCGCGCGGGCGACTACCGCGACGAACCATCGCCAGTCTGCGGGAGCGAGGCGCCGGCCTCCCGCAGTGCGCGGGGCAAAAAATCCATCACCGCCGCATCAACGCGTTCGCCGTCGTCCGCATCGAGATGCGGCAGCAGCTCGTGCGGGCAATCGTACATCGGCAGTTTCGCCTTGCCGCCCTGCTCGTGAACCGCCGCCATGAAGTCAGCGACCTGCGCCGTGGTCATGCGACTGACCGTCACCTGATCGTAACGCTTCCCATCGTATTCGACGGGGAATTCCAGCGGGATCGAGCGCGAGCGCGGCTTGTCGGAGACGTACCGAACCGCAGCCACGTCGGCGTCAGGCTGCGGCATCATCGAAACTTCGGTCATTGCCATGCCCCTTAGATAGAGCCAGGGATGCGCAGGATCGCGTTCTCGGCGGCGAACTGGCTGACACCATCCACTTCCCAGACGTTCGTGAAGAAGTCGAACATGAACTTCCGCTTGTCCTGAAACCAAAGCTCATAGTGCAACACTTCATTCAGCGCGTAGTCGTGGCCTTGAAGTTCCCCGCGCTTGAAAGCCTCCGGGTCGATCTTGCCGAGCCGGGCCTCAATGATCGCCTTGCTCTCAAGCGCAACGCCTGCGCGCTTGTCCCGGATCACGCCGTATGCCGTGTACACTTTGCGCACACGCGACCCGAGGCCGAACTGCGACAGCAGGTCCGGGTCCCACCCCGCGAGCTTGAACGTCGGCGTCAGCTTACTGAGGACGTTCATGCCAAGCTCGACACCTGCCCGGCCGCCGCCGGGCAGGTGATCAACGAACTTCTCCTCAAGCATCGGCAGCTTGAGTTCAGCAATGGTGAGATGCTTGGACTTGGTCGGGTCTTCGTCGCCGCAAAACAAGTTCACGGCTTCCATGAGATACATCGTGGACACTGTAGTCTCCGATTAGTTCGAAAGATGATTTGCAGCGCTATGCAGCAAGCTCAAGCTGGGTCAGCAGGTCATCGAGCATCGCGTTCAGCGCTTCGCGGTAGCGCGCCGACTGGATCGTCAGATGACGGAAGACCGGCGGCTCCTCGGCCGCGAAGCGGACGCAGAACCGCCCCTTTCGGATATTCTCCGGCGAGTTCTTGTCCTTCGTGAACCCGACCGTGTAACCGAGAATATGCTCGTCGGCTTTCAGGTCGCGAAGCGCGAACGACATCGTGTTGAGAACCGATTGGATGGCGTGTCCGGTGATGTTGAAGCGCCCGAGATAGTACCGCAGGGTGCGCAGGAACATCAGGTGGATGAAATCGCGCCCGCGAACCTGATTGTAGAATTGCCACAACGTATCTGCCGAGCAGGTATCGGTGCCGATGAACACGAACCCGCTGTCAGAAATTGCCGTATCGACGCCCATCTCGCCGCGCACGATCACCCCGCCGTTCATAGCGAGGATTTCTTGGCCCTCGGTCGCCCCGTCAGTCAGCGAGTAATCGATCGGACGGTTCGGCCCAGCAATGCCCTGGACCGGCTGGTTAGCCCACGAGTGAAACGGGAAGCCGCCTTTCTCGAAATCGCGGCGAACCGCAACGCCGAGGATGCGCCCAGACGCCGGCCGCACGCTGGTGGTGCCGTCTGCATTGCCTGCTTTGACCGCAGTTTCGATCGGGATCAACCGCTCGCTCTGCATGGTTTCCCGCCAGTTGGTGAAGCCCTGCAACGAATTGGCCGGGCCATCGACAGCGGCGACGGCCATCAGCTTCGCCAACACACCCGGCAGCGAGGCGCAGATAAGGTTCGCCTCATTGACTGCCGTCTGATGGCCGGTCAGCCCCGGGCACGCGATAAGCCGCGGGATCACGCCGAGCGCGGGGCCGGCCTTGAGCAGCCCGTACATGCCGCTCCCTTCGGCTTGCGTGCCAACAGCGCTGCCGATGTTCTCGTTGATCTTTGTCGCGGGATCAGCGGAAGTGGACGCCGGGGTGCGCACAAGGACGACGCGCGCCGCCCGTTGGAAGTCGGCGAGCTGGTCGTTGATCCCGCGCACAGCATCGGCAACATCATTGCTGCCAAGCGCGTTCAGCACCGATGTGTCGTCCGAGTTGAACGTGATGGCGCGGTTGATCGGGATGCCATCCTGGGCATCGGCCATCGGCCCGAACAGGCCAACGACAGACATATCGGCGGTCACCGCCGGGCGCGGCTCATTGTCGTCGCGCAAGAAGCTAATACCGAACGTGGGCTCGGTCATCTGGGGGGCTCCTACTCCATAAAAAAAGGCCGCCCATCAGGCGGCCCAGGTTCGGTCCACGTCGGAACGGATGTCCCGGCGTGCAGTTAGTTTGCGGCGTCTACAGCGCCGCCGCTTGCTGGAAGAAGGCGTCGATCTGCGCCGCCGATTGGCCGTGCGCCGCGCCGATGATCTCGACCAGAGGATGGTCGCGGCGAAATTCCGCGCCGCCAGCGAGCAACATGCGCGCCGTGAAACGCTCTTGCTCGGCGAGCGCATCGACGGCCGCGCCAAGCGGCGCCGGGATCACGCCGGCCATGGCCGCAAGGGCTTCGGCTTCGGTGATGTATTGCGACCGCGCCAGTGCCTCATAGAACTGACGGCGCGAAAGCGGGACGATGGGACGCGGCAACGCCGGGTCAACATCTGGTGGGTCTGCAAATTCGCGCGTTCGCGGCTTGATTGAATAGCCGGCGCCAGACCAGCCCGGTTCTGCCCCAAATACAACGTCAGCACTGCCCGGGATTTCGATCCGCGCCGGGATCACCTCCCACCACCCGATCTCCGTGTGATCAGCATCACGGATCAGAGCAAAGCCATCCTTCGTCATCACTAACCCCAATCGATATAACAGCGGCCGTACCCGCCACCAGCCCCGGACGCCCCGGCGATATAACCAGAGCCACCGGGACCGCCGACGCCTGGGGCGCCGAGTTCAACAAGGCACGACAGCAGCGCCGCGATTTCGCCCCAATAGTACGTCTTCGAGCAATAGCCTCCGTTGCCGCCTGTTCCGCCTGTCCCGCCGACAACGGAGCCCCAAACCCCGCCTGCACCGCCGCCACCACCGAGCGCGCCACCGCCACTGGTGTTGGTGTCCCCACCAACACCAGTTCCGACGCCAGAAGTCGTTCCGTTAGCTCCGCGCGGAGCGGATGGGATTGCCCATTGGCCGCCCGTTCCATAACCGCCGCCAGTGGCATATGGCCCGCCATTGAAGCGGGCAATGCCGGCGCTCGTACCAGCACCGCCGCTCGTGCACCCGGCGCCGATCCCGCCGCCGCCGCCACCGCCAGCGCCAGGCCCCCACAACTGAACTCGAAACCAACTAAAGAACTGAGGCGTGCTGATATTCCACGTTCCGGACTTCCAGCCACTGTCCCAGTTGCCGCTCGACGCGGTGCCGGTCGTTACAGACCACGTCGAACTTCGTCCGCCAATCGTGACCGTGGCGGATGCCTGCGTCGCCCAGGCGTTTGGTGTGGTAAGCTTGAGTTCAATTGTCTCGCCCGGGGCGATATAGGTGACAAGCGACGTCCATGCGCCGCCATTGATCCGCACCTGACCGCCAACCACGGCCACCTCGGCCGGCGTATCGTATCCGATAGGCGCTATCGCGCCGCTCATCACCGTCGCCGACTTCGGCGCGTTCACAACATTCGCGAACGAAAACGGCGCCGGCATAGAGTTTCCTGGGCAGAAGGCCGGAAATGGGAATGTCATTGGAGCGCCTGAATATGCAGGTGGCTCGCGCTGTTGGTGCGAGTGATGAACATCAAGAACTTGTGCCCGGCTGTCGCGGTGTAAGATGCGCCAGTGACCTTTGCGAAGCCGGATGTCGTCAGCGCCCCAGCAGAGGCGCCGTTGGTGTATTCGACAACGAAGGAGCCGGGCGCATCCGGCGGCGACAGGGTGTGCGCTCCGTTGTTGACGATGTGCTGGAAATTGCCCGTCGCCGGGATCGGCTTGTAGGAGCCGCCCGAGATCGACCCGACATCTCCACTCGTCGCAGCAAATCCACCTTGAAGCGTCTGGTTTCCATAAATCAGCACCCGCGCAGCAAGGCCGTCAGCCACCTTCTTGAACGTGTCGAATGACGCCGGAGCGTCTTTGATTACTGACAACAAAGTCGCCAGCGGCAGCGAGCAGACTTCGCCACCCACGTTCCGCCAGAACAGCTTGTTGTCGGCTTCGTTGATCGCGACCTCGCCGCTCCCCAAACTAGTCGGCACCTCTCCTTGGATGGTCGATCGCAGCAACTTGATCTTCTGGGGGCGCGGGGATGAAATCGTCCCCGCATCGACCCCGCCCGCCAGCGCGGCGCCAAGCTGTTCAGTTGCCTCGGAAATGAAGGCTGAAAGATTGGCGTTCGCCGCGTCGATTGCTGCGTTGAAGTTGGAGGCGCCTTCGTTGATCGTGACTTGGACGGCCGCTTGCGCATCATGCAGCAGCTGCGTTGCGTCAGCCATCGCCTGTTGCGATTGCTGGATCAGCGGGTTGAACGTGACGTTCACCCGCTGAATTCCGATAGCAATCAGTTCTTGGGCAGCCCGATCGATCTTCTCTGCGTCGCGCTCCCGCGCATCAAGGCGGATGTCGATGTCCTTGAGCCGGACGTTCCAAAACTCGGCGGAGCCGAGGTTATCGCCACGCCACACACGGTAAAGCTGATCGAACCGCTGCATCACATCACCCGATCTTCTTCGCGCCCGCAATCTTGTCCCGGATCAGCTCCGCGACTTCGCCGCTGACCACCACATCGCTGATCGGGCGTAGGATCGCGCCGGACGGCAGCACAGCGAGGCCAGACAGCTTCACCCGATATGTCGCCGCCGGGTCGAACTTGGCCGGAACCTTGCTCAACCCCGCAGCATCGGCGAGCAGCGCGTCCATTGCCGCCCGCTGGGGCATTACCCCCGAAAGATGCGACGTATCCCCTGCAGCCTGCTGGGGGCCGGCAGCAGCGCTTTCATTTGCCATTTCTCACTCCTCTGCTTTCTTGATTGGCTGGGCGCCGATCTACAGCGCCCAGAAAACACGTTCCGCGATGTGGTAGACGGTCGCCGGGGAATTGGTGGTTCCTACCGACACGATCGAGAACGTGGAGGTCGGCGCTGCAAGGGTGTAGTTGCACACGACCTCGTAGCGCATCACCGATGCGTCAACGAGCGTCACCGTGGTCGTCGCCGGGCTGACGTACTGCCCCCCGACACGCAACTGCCCCGAGAACGTGTGCGGCGTCGGGTCGTACCCCTCCAACAGATACTTGACGGTGATGTTGCTGGAAGGCGCCGCCAGAACTTCGGGGGCAGCGATGTGCCGAAACGCGGTCTTGGGACGCGACACGTACACCCGCGACCCCGGCAGCCGAAGGCCGGGCTGCACATCAGAAGTTCCGTTGAACCGAGCGCGGAACTGGCAGAGCGCCGGGGCGCCGTTCAGTGCCGTGAGATTTTCCTTCGTCAGCGGCTGCCACGCACCCGAGCCATTGGCTCGGATTTCATAGATCAGGTCAGTCGATGCCGGGACGATCTGCTGCGCAGTGATGTCGATGTTGCGCAGGCCGCCGTCCAAGTTGATTACGCCAAACTCGATCGTCACCTGGGCGGCGCGGAATTTGGCCGCCCGAACACGGAGCATCAAATCCTTCGTCAGATCGCCGAGGAAGTACACGCCGTCGGTGTTGTAGAAGAACGTCCCGTCCAAATAGGACTGACCGCTGGTCATCCCGACCTTGTGGTTTGCGCCAGTGGTCAACACAACTGCATAGCGCCCCCCCTTCGAGAGGAAGGTCGGCGGGATTTGAGCCGTGTTCCAGCCAGCGACGATGCTCGCATGCGGATAGGCAACGTGCGCGAGCGTCTTGGACAAATCGGGCTGCCCTCCGGTCACCTCGCAGAGCGTTACCCAAATGTCCTCGGCTGCCGCCTTTGACGTGACATAGAAGTCGAGCCCCGTCGCCCACATATCCGATGAGTTAAGGAACGTCTGCGCGACCTGGGCACCGCTGATCTTATGCTCAACGGTTTTCAGCTCCCAATACGGCTCCGCCCAACTGTCGTGCCACCAATAGTCATAATACTCGATGAGATGGCTGTAGTTGCCGTTATTGCCGACGGCAGCCACCGAGCGATAGGTCGAGAAGTTCGGCAACCAGTAAGGCGCGTCGCCGGTAGCCGATGCCGTCTGCCACTGCGACCCGTTCGAGCAGACCGCATAGCGACCGCCGTAACGCAACCGCTCAACCTTCATCTGCTTTTGCTCGAGCGCGTACGTTTGCCACCCGAACTGCCCGAGCGCGAGGTCGGTGTAGAAATCACCTGTCGAGAGCTTGACGACGCTATCGTATGCGGGCAGCAGCAGGCCATTGCTATAAGCGGCGTTCGCATCGTTGGCCGAGAACAGCGAGATTTCGAACTGAGTGGCGTTGGCCGACGGGAAGCGGACGCCCATCTCGACTTCGGCATCGAAGCCAAGGTTCTGGGTGTTGTTGATGTCGCTTCGCGCGGTGTCGGGCCACAGGAAGTAGTCAGCCCCGTATTGAGAGAACGCCTGCGGCAAGCCTGCCTTTTCCTTCACTTGCGCGAGGTCCTGATACAGCTTGACGATGTGGATGTTGCTGCCAGCCATATCGACCCGTTTCGCCAGCGCCGAGATATCGGACGCCAAGCTGTCCACGCGCGGCTGGACGATCGACCGCCACGCTTCGAGCGCCAGCGCCCGCATGTCGAGCCCTTCGGTTGACGCCACCTGATTGCGCGTCAGGGCCGTGATCGACACGACTTGCGTGGGATCGAGCAGGATGTTGGCGATAGCCACGTTGCTCGCAGGGATCGCGGGAGGCTGCGGATCGGCATTCTCCGCGCCGGCAGTGAACGCCAGCACAGCGTTGCGCGCCCGCACAGTAGCAACGGCCCGCGGCTCGGTCTGACCAGTATCGACGTTGGTCAAGAAATCCCGGGTCTCAACATCGGTGTCGGCTTCGACGCCGGATACGGACACGGTCACAATCCGCCGAGCGATGACCGGCAGGAACGACACCAGCAGCTGAGTTGTCGGGGTTGCGAGGTTGTAGACAGCGCCGCCTTGATCATAGAACCGACCGCCCGAGACAATCACTTCGGCTTGCGCGCTCTTGACGACGCCGAAGCCCGAATATCGGCGCGACGCCGTCACCGCATCGGTGACGATGTGGTCGAGCGATTGCTCGGTGAAATCCTGCAAGTTCGTGTGGTCCGCGGCCTGCTGTTCTTGGTAGTCGCGGAACTGGACTTTCTTTTCCATCTCGGTGGACCTCGTTATGGGCGCCCAACAACGAACTTGTCGATGCCGGCAAGGAACGGCTTGTCGGCGACAAAGCGCGGTATCGGGCCTGATTGCAGTAGGAGCTTGTCGGACAGCCGCTTCGCCAGCGAGATCGCATTGCGGACGCGCTGGAACGGCTCAGGATTGCTCGGCAGCCAATAGCGGGCTCCCGGGGTGGTAATGCCCTCGCCAGCGGCGTGCCGGCTGCGGCGGCCAGGGATTGAGACGTGGATGATTGCAGAATGAGCCGGGGCGCCATAGCGCCCCGTCCCCATGAACTGAACGTTTGGGCGTTTCAGGCCGACCGAGCCGTCGAAAACGGGGTAACGATCGAACAGGCGCATCGGCGCCGTCGTCGGCACGAAGTAATTGCGGCGCAGGAACGAACCTGTGCTGCGGTAATAGACAGAGCCGGAGAACACGCCGCGCCCGCGGATGCCGTGTTCCGCAATCCGCTCGGGCTCGGCTTGGACTGCCTGCAATGTGGGCCCCACTGCGATCCGCCATGGCGAGATCGCTTTCGGCGCGATCGTTACCAGCCGGCGCCATGCTTCGCTCGGCACGAAGTAGCGCCGTGCGAACGGCCTATCGCACATCACCCGACGACCGGCGGAGCTGCGGAGATGGAGTTGGAAGTGGCTCCCGAACTCCGTGACGCGCTCGTCTGTTTCCTTGCCGCGGACGACCCACCGAGCTTTCAGCCCCATGTGATCGCGCGCAGTTGATGGCGTCGCAACGATGGCGGCCATATAGAACCGACGCGACTTGACGCGCCCCGATCGGCCGCCGAGGAACGCCTTGTGGGCGGCAGCGGTGCCGGCTTCGCGGAAGGTCCACACGCGGACCTGCGGCAGCTTAGACAGCCAGGCCTCGCGCTCCTCGCGCGTCAGCGCCGGCCCGCTGAATACGCGCGACGGCGGGCGCTCGATGCGGATAACCTCGCCGTCACAGTAACGGACATACTCGCGGATCGCTTTGGCGGTCCCGAGCTTGAAGTGCAGGCGCAGCGATGCGTCGATGACGTTGCGCTTTCGGGATTGCGACCAGTCGCCATTCCACAGCGCGACGGCGCGCTCCCAAGCGAGCAGCGGGACAAATCCGTCCGGCGTCTCATAAGGCCGCTTGAGCAGATCGAGCGGCACCGGCAGGCGCTGCAATCGCGCGCCGGCCGCCGCCAGCGTCTCCATGAGGGGAGACGCATTCGGCGGCAGCAAATGCTCCGCGAACTGGTTGGGCTGTGCCATGGGATCAAATCGTCTGTGTGGTGATGCGGACCGAGCGGAGCCACGGGATTTGCGAGGGGCCGCACTCGATGTCGCCAGCCGGCGCCGTGCGGATCAGGTTGGCGGCGCCAGGGCGCAGCGCTGCACCGTCCATCGCCTTTGCGTAAGCCGTCGCCCCGATCTTGTACCGCTCTGCCCCGTAAGCCCGCACAGCGGCCGTAGCGGCGGCGATCATCGCCGCCGGATCAGGCCCGCGGGGGATTTGCAGCACAGCCTCGTAGTCATAGGCCAAGACCTCGGCGCGGATCACCGACACGATGTCCGTCAGCGACGCGACATCCTCGCGGGTGAAGAAGGCCACAAGCGCATTGATGTCGCTGTCAGGCACCGGCTGCCCATCGAAGCCGGCGACGTACACGTCCACGCGGCCGTCCGCCTTGCCGGAAACGCCAGGGGACACCGGGTTAGCGTCCTTGACTGTCGGGGCGACCGTGCGCGCCCAGTAGATATAGGCCCCCGCGGGGCCGAGCGTTGAGAAGGCGTTCGGGGCAAGCTGGATACGGCTCCGATAGTCTTCGTCGCTTTCCATCACGGCGGCGACCGGCGGCGACGCCGTAGGGTCCGCAGGGGAGCGCGTCAGCCGGAAGCAGTCGTAGCCGGCGCCGATGTGGTCAAGGTCGCTGCCGCTGGCGTATGCCAGCATGCTCGCCTTCGCCTTGTCGTTCATCACGCCGCGAACGATCGTCTCGCGGAAGGCGTAGCTTTCGAGAATGATCGTCATCGGCTCGGTTTCGAGCCCGAGCGTGTCGAACGCCGGCAGGCCGGGCCGCTTCTTGCGGACCTCCTCCCATCGCGCCATCACCCACGCCTTCTGATCGGCAAGGATCGCCTCAAAGTCGAGCTCTTCGACCACCTTCGCCGGGGGCAACAGCGACAGGTCGAGAGTAACGAAACGAGTTGACGACACCGAGACCCCCATCAGGTAGCGCGCCGGACGGAAAAGGAACCGCCGGACCAATCAACGTGAACAGCGCGCATCCCTTCGGGCGTAAGATCGCCTTCCAAAGCACGCGGGCGGTACTCGCCGTCGATGCGGATGCCAAGCACGCCGCGCCGCACCTTCTCAGCGCTGGTCTGCAATGGCGTGATTTTGATGACGCGGAAGCGCGGCTCCCACAGCTCGATGGCCGTGCAAATAGCCGAGTAGATGTTCACGACAAGGCTTGGGACCAAGTTGTTGCCGAGCTGTTTAGGGACCAGCGTCCCGAACCATTCGCGCATAGCTCGTGCGCCGAACCCAGTCGTGAACAGCTCCATCAAGCACTGCACAACATGGTCCCAGCCGTCCAGCAGCCGGCCGGTTTCGCGATCCATTCCAGCCATACTCACACCTTCGCGAATACCTGTTTCGCCGGCTGGTCGGGATCGACCTTTGCCCGCGGCGCGCCCTCGCCCGCGCTATCCAGGCCAAGGAACGTCGCTCCAATCGTCTCGACACGATCGCCCGTGACGCGCAGCTTGATCTGCCCGACCGCGATTTCGACCACGCCGTCTTTGACCGTCAGCTGAACCTTGCCGAATGTCGCCACGACCGCGCCCGGGTCTTTGCTGGGCGCCGGGTGATCGCTCCACCACGTCAGCGGGATAGCGACAGCCTGTTGAGGATCGCCAGCGGGCGAAAGCATCGTCATCTGGGCGCCGACCTGCGGCACGTAATGAACATTCAGAGCGCCATTGCCGAACGCCACCTGCGAATATGGCACCCACGGCCCCAGCATCGGCTCGGCATCGGTGCCGCCGACGCGGAGCCGAACGTGCCAGCGCTTCGCGTCGTCGTCGTATTTGCGCGCCGCGACACGGCCGTGCCGGAACATGCCGTCAAGTTTGCGCTCGATCTCGGCGACGCGCGTCATCAGCTCAAGAACTTCCGCTGGGATCATTGCGTGGCCTCATCCAGCGAGACAGTGACGCCTTGCGCCCCGTCATCCGGCTCGATGACGATTTCTGCCGCGGCGATGCCGTCGGCGGCGTCATCAATCGGCGCTATGCCGATCGCTGCGGCAGTATCCCGGTTGACGCCCAGCGAAGCCGCTGCGCGCCGCCAATCCGGGAGCGGCGGCGTCGCGATCTCGGCGGCGATCAGGCGAGACATCGGCTCCCGATCCGGGATCGCCGCGAGCGCAGAGATCAGACGCGCCCAAGGGCCGCCCGGCGCTGCCGGGGCGCCGAATTCCGGCTCGCTCATCGTCTCGCAACCAATGATGATCTGCCGCGCAGCCCAGCGGACGCCCTTTTCCGCGCTGGCGCCGCGAATGGAATTGATCGAGTTGACGCGCATGACGAACGATCGCCAGAGCTGCGCCCATTCGGTGTCGGCGGCCGCCAGAGCGCGGGTGATTTGCCGGCCCATGATGTTGATCGCGGCCTCAAGGCCGGGGTCAGTGTGCGGGATGACGATTTGCTCGGCGCCGCCCGGCTCGGTTGCCTCCACGCGGCTTGCAACCGAGACCTCGATAACCAGAGAGACATTGCGCTCCCCGTCCAGCAGGTCCATGCCAATTGGCCGACAGCTGTCGTCATCGATATAGACGACGATGACGGGCGCCTTCTCTTTTGTGATGCGCTCGTCAATCGCGTCGATCTGGCTGTCGTAAACACGCTCGTCGGCATACGTAGCGCCGCGCAGCGCATGGATCGTAACAAGCCGCAGCGCGAGATTAACTAGGCTCATTCAGCCCTCGTCTGTCAGGATGAGCGTTACGTCGCCAAGGTCAGACGGCGTAGCGCGTGAAACCGCATAAGTTGGCTGACCCGGCGCATCGAGCAGCGTGACTGCATCACCACGGACAAGCTCGTAACCGAGCGAGGCGTAAACAGCTGCACGAACCCATAGCGTCGTCGGCGAGGTCGCCATCAGGCTCGACCCCTGCATTCTGCCGCCGCGCCGGCCGCGGTCGATCGGGTCCGCTTCCTGCCCCTTCGAGAACACCGCTTTGATGTCCCGCGCCGGCCGGGCGGGATCGGGCGCGCCTTCGGCGTACTCGCTCGCTATCCGCGGCGTGATGCGGACGCGCTCGCCCATATACCCGTCGATCTGCCGCGATATGCGGTCCCAGCGCTCCAAGAATTGCGACATGATAGTCCCCAAGCGCCCCCCGGCCTCATCGGCCGGGAGGCTTTAGCCAGCACACCGATCAGGCGCTTGCCTTGCCCCGCATGAGCACGCGCGGGCGCGTGCAGATCGACAGCGGGTTGGTCTGCATCTCCAACCGGGTCGATTTGCCGTTGTCAGACGGGATCGACTTTGCATAGCGGGGCAACCCGAGGGTGTTGACCGTCTCTTGGTAGTCGGCCGGCGCAAAATAGGTTTGAAACAGGTTCGGGACCCCAACCGGGAAGAAGCGGCATTCGTTCGGCTCGATGAACGGCACGACCGGCGAGCCATCGAAGCCGCCAACCCATCCCTTGTAGTTCTCGAACGTGATGCCGCCGTAATTCAGCGTCTGGAACGCAACGCCGTCACGAAGCGCCCGCCCCTCCTGATATTTGTAGGTTTCGCGAACCTCGTCATGGTCGATCAGCGTGTCCCAAAAGTCATCGCCGGCCATACCGATCACGCCATTGAAGCCCACGCCGCCGAGGTTCTTCGCCAACGTGCGAACGACCTGCGTGCACTTACTGCGAACCTTCGTGGTCCCGGTGGTCAGTGCGAAATTGACCGGGGCCTCGGCCTGGACGCCGAACTCGCTGAACAGGTCATAGATCGTGTTGCCATCGCGATCGAGGATCAGCCCCTTGATTGCGCCAACACGCTGGTGCTCAAGGGTAGCGTCGAGGTTCGCGGTGAACAGGCTCATCCGCCCGGACAGGTAGGTGTCAACAGTCCGCATGCCCATATTGAGGCCGGCCTCGCGAACGTTCTGCACCTCATCGGCGAGAATGTTGTCATCGAGCTGGTAGTGCGGCACGTTCAGCGTGCGGGCGTTGCGGCCCAGCTTCGGCCGGGTCTCGCCGGGGCCGCCACGCGGCGACGGCGCAACGAGGCTCAGCTGCCCAGCGACTTCCTCGATTGCGATCTTCGTCGTCGGGACGGGGATTTCGTTGAACAGCCCGAAGCTGCCAAGGCGGCCAGGGACGAACGGGATTTTGTTGATGCTGGCGGTCAGCGACATAAAGCTGAAAGCGTCGCCAGCGAAGACGTCGAGAATTTCGGGCATTTTTGTCCCTCAAAAAGCGAAAGCCCCGGGCTTTCGCCGCGGGGCTCGCAAACAGGTGGATGGATTGTTGGTAGTTCGGACGCTTAGCGGACGACGATGCCGGCCGCCTTGAGCTGCGCGTGCTTCGCGGCTTTCTTGGCGTCGGTGTCCACACTGGCGTCGTAGTACAGGCCGTGGTGATTGACCTCGGCGTGCCGCATGATGCCGGTCGTCTCTACGTCATGGTCGGTCGCATCGACTTCATCGATCAGACACGCCGAAGCGACTTGCGAGCCATCATTGCCGGCTTCCGGCGACGGCACGTACTTCTCGGACGCGGCGACCATGCCGAGCACAGTGCCGGGCCGGAGCTTGCCCGAGCCCGCCGCGACGGTGATGATGTCGCGCGAGAGCCGGCCCTCGTCGTCTTCGGACAAGATGAAATTGCCCTTGCGGGGACCTTCGGTCAGAACACCCATTGCTCTTTCTCTCCTTGCTTCTCTGGCTCTGCCGAGGATTACTTGCGCGCCGCGGCGACCGCCGCCTGACGGGCGGCGTAAATGCCGCCGAAGTCGATCGATGCGCTCTGCACCGCGGGTTGCGCGTCAGCGCCGACGGGGCCTGCGAACTTCGACATGGCGCGATCGAGCGGCGACTGAGCGGCCATCGCGGGCGCGGTTGCTTCCAGCGCCGGGGCTTTGCCCATCATCGCGACCGCCTGATCTGCGGACATGTCCGTCTCGAAGGCGCAAAAGTGCGCCATGGCCTCGCGGCCCTTGGCGGCTTCCGCGCCCAGGATTGCAGCGCAGCGGGTGCGCTCGGTCTTAACGGCTTCGGCGCGCCCCTTCTGCTCGCCCTCGGCAAAGCCCTCGGCGCGGGCCTGGGCGATCTGCGCGGCGCTGGCGTCGATCACGCGGGCCGTGGCGCCCTGATCCGGGGCATCGGCGGCAGCGTTCACAGCCGCCAAAAGACTGTTGTTCATAGATGGTCCTCTCAGTGGTGGCGGCGCTTGTTGACGGCCGCGATGAAGCTGCTGAACGCAGCGTTGGCATTGCCAACAGCGTCGGCGAGACCCAGGGCAACGGCATCGCTGCCGTCATAATCCTGAGCCTCGGTCGCCAGCGCCGCCGCCGCAGTCAAACGGCTGCCGCGGAAGCGACCAACGTGCTCGGCAAAGCTCTGCCGGGCTTTCCCCAGACCCCCGCGGATGCGGTCCGCGGTTTCCTTCGGGAGCGGCTCATACGGGTTGCCATCGGCCTTATGCTCGCCGGCTGCGAGGATCGTGACGCGAACCCCGTTCTTTGCCAGCGCGGCCGAATAGTCCGCGTGAAGGGTGATGACGCCGATCGATCCGGCGCGGCCGTGCGGCGGCATGATGACTTGCTTCGCCGCGCTGGCGAGCAGGTATCCAGCCGAGAGTGCGTGGTCGGTCAAAATCGCGATCGTCGGCTTGATCTGCCCTAGCTCGGCGATCATCGAGGCCGTCTCGAATGCCCCGGCGACCTCGCCGCCGAAGCTATCAACCTCGAACACGACACCAGCGATCGACTTGTCCAGGGCAGCACGCTTGATCTGCGTCTGTAGCCCCTGGTAGCTCGTCCGCCCCGACGACATCCCGATGAACGCGCCCTTGTGAACGAGCGTCCCTTCGATGCCGATCACGGCGACATTGCCGACGCGATCGAGCGTGTCGATCTTGTTGGCGTCGTAGTAACGCCCCATGCGATCCGAGATGCGCGCGGCGCTCGGCCGCCCGCGCTCGAATGCGACGTGCGCGATCGGAACCGCGCCCTCGAATTCGAGCCCGCCGTCAACAAGGCGTCCGCCGATCGCCGACAGGATCGAGGCCGCCTTGCCCGGGTGCATCATCAGCGGTGTGCCGAAAATGCGTGTGGCAATCTCGGGATAGACCAGCCCATTCATGCCGGCTCCTTTCGCTTCTTCTTCGGCCGCGGTTCTTCGTCGTCGTCAGCCGGCGGCGCCGCGCCGCCGGGTTGCGATCGGAACTGCTTCCAGTCCATCCCGAGCGAAGCGATCTCCTTGCGCTCGCGTGCGGTCTGCCGAAGGTTTTCGAGATAATCCTCGCCCGCCGCTTCGGCGGTTTCCCGCTCAAGCGTGGACAGCCCGCTCGCGATGCGGAACGCAGACGCCTGCGCTTCCTTGAGCGGATCAACCCAGCCGCGGCCGGGGCCGATCCACCGCGCGGCGCAGTAGGCCGCCTTCGCCGCATAGAAGTCAGGCGCGCCGGAAGGGAGCTTGACGCGCCCCTTGTCGATCGCCTCCTCCAACCATGCCGCATAGATCGGTTGGACAGCCTGGGCGACGAAGTGACCGCGCCGCGCGGTGTAGCCGCGCCACACTTCAAGCAGGGCGGCACGGGCGGACGAGTAGTTGACCTGCCCCCAATCCATGGACAGCTGCTCGTAGGACATGCCGAGCGCCGACGCGACATTGCGCAGGCTTGCTCGAACGAAGTGCTCGAACACACTGTTCGGGTGGCTCGGCTTCGTCAGCGTCACCTTCTCGCCCGGGAAGGCGAACGCCATCTTTGCGCCGCCGAGGTTGATCGGTGAGGCGTCGTAATAGCCGAGGCGCTGCGTCTGATACGACGACAGCTCGTCGCCGCCAGCGAGCGCGGCTGCAAACTGCTCGTGGTCGAACGGGCTCTCAACGATCGCCGCCATGACGGCGTTGATAACCGCTGCCTGCAATTCGGCCTCGTCGTAGCGGCCGAGCATCCGAAGCTTCTTGATGATCGGCGCAAGCACCGAGATGCCGCGAACCTGCCCGGCCCGCTCCGCCTCAAACGCATGCACCATCATCCGGCGGCCGAATGTCGTCTCGCGCGCGAAATACTCCCACCGCCAGATGTTCGGATTGTAGACCCCGGCATCGCCGGGATGCGCCATGCGGATGTGATAGCCGATCGGCTCCTCGTGCGCGCCCAGCGCGATACCCATGCGCAGCGATACGGTGTCGATCTGGTTGTGCGGGTTGGACAGCCGATCCGGGTCGATCACCTTGACCGCGGTCGAATAAATGCCGCCGCGCCCGGGTAGCCATTCGATCTTTGCCAGCGCCTCGCCATCCACAAGGCGGTGTCGAAACATGAGCCCTAGATTGCCGGTGAAGCTGTTCCGACGCCCGGCGTCGCAATAGCAGTCGGGGTCGTCAGCCCACATCGAGAACTCGGCCTCGATGTTGTTGGCAAGCTCGTCCGCGGCATCGTCGTCAATGCCAAGGACGCGCGCGATCGGCTTCGACGTCAGCCGAAATTGGGCGCCGATGATCGTGTCAACAACGCGCGTAACGCCGCCCGCCGTCCATCCGTCGTTGCGGACAAGATCGTGGACGCGGGCCGCCAGCGGGTTCCGGTCCCCCATGTACGCGGCATGGGCCGAGTACAGGTTCGGTGTCCAGGCGGCGAGGTCGGGGTCGGAATACGACGCGCCGCGGAAGCCGCCAGCCATGACGCGACCACGGTTGCCAACGCTCCGGATCGGGTCGCCATACTGGTCGAACAGAGCGGTAGCTTTGCTGGACATCAGAACACCACCCGCCGCGCTTTGCCGCGACCGCCGCCGACATTCACGCCTGCCTCGGCCAACTTGCCCCGAAGCTCCGCGATGTAGCCGGCAAGCTCACTAAGCGAGACGCGGCCTGTTTGAACCTCCTTGTCACCGTGGCGGATGCGGTTGACGGACCCGCTCATTCGAGCCTCGTGATACGCCGCCTCAGCTTCGGCGAGCTGCTGCCGCCAAAGCGCGATTTGTTCAGGCGTCGCCATGTTAGCGTCCCATCTGGTTGAGGCGCGCAAGCCCGGCCAAGCCCCGCGGGGGCGCTGCGGCTGGGATGGTTGCGCTGGTTGGTTTAGGCGGCGGCGCGGGCGGCTTCGGCCGCTTCGCGCCATCCCTGAGCATGAACACGCGGAGCAGATACGCCGCGCCGTAGGCCATCGCCTCACAATCGAGGTAATGGTTCTCCCCGGTCCGAACCCACATGAAGCCGCCTTTCGGCTTCGGCACGCGGCTTTCCGCTACTACCTGCTTGCAATATTCGTCCGTCGCATCTTCCGGGATGTGCCAGCCCCCCGGCGAGGCCGCATCCCAAAGAATGCGTCCATGCACAAATGACTTGAGCATGTCCGTATCGAGCAACGCGAGATCGAGCCCGTACTTCGCCTTTTTGCCGCTCGGGACTACTTCGATACGGCTCAGCGAAACGGGCGCGTCACGATGGTCGTACCCTTTCGACGGCAGAGCGATGCGCTGATGCTTCCGACAGAACTCATAGACCATGTGCACAGGCACGTTGTCTTTTCGCCCAGGCCGGAAGCCGGCATCTACAAACGCCTTACGGATAGTTAGCCCGCCGTAGTTGTTTGCAAGCAACCCGGCCAGATCGTCCCAGACGTGCGGCAAGTGCGTGTCGCCCCACAGGACGCCATGCTCAATGAGCCAGCTTTCCTGTCGCGAACCCCAACCGCGAATGACGTAGTGCAGCCGGCGAGCACCAACGTCGATGCCGGCCGTCAGAAACACAACGCCATCCGGCACGTCGCCGGCCTGATACGGCAGCCGAAGCGCCGCAACCTCTGCCCAATCCGGGGTGTCGGCGCCGGTTGGCGTCCACAACTCGCCGAAGTCGGCGTTGACCGCCGTCTGAATTTTCGGGTTCTCGCCGCTCGCCAGCGCTTGGAGATAAGCCTCAGCGCGCTGGCCGATCGTTCTGAATGGCGAGCAGAGCCCGGACACCCAAAACGACACCGTGGAGCTTTCCGGCGGGGCGCCTTCAACTTCCCCAAGGTCGTTGATCGTTTGCCCCGGGGCGACATAGATGCCCTGCGCATTCAGCGCAGCCTTATGGCGTTCCTCTACGACACCCCCGCAGCACGGCGCGGCGATGTACGCCGAGCGCAGCGCTTCGGCTGGCGTCGCATTCTTCGGCCACCGCAACAGCTTCAATCGAGGGATGAACCAGCCGCCGCAATGCGGGCAGCGCCACGTCCAATGATAGCGCGTGCCCTCCTGCCAGAGGCGCCAGATAGGCGAGAACAGATCAGTGGCGGCGGCGACCTTCCAAAATTCAAGGCCGGACTTTTGGTCGATCTCCGTTTCAACGGCCCCGACGGAGGGTGTCGAGGAAACAACCGCGACGAAATCCGCGTATGTGTGGCCTCGGGCCTCAATTAGCCCGAGCGGGTCGCCTTGCTTGCGGACGTTCGCAAGCATTTCGTCGTACTCGTCCACGATGGCGAGCGCCGCCGGGTCCGACTTTAGGGCGGTCGATGATCCAGCATGCGCAAGGCGCACCGGCACGCCGGCAACTAGTTTGCGCGTCTTCCTGTTCGATTTGCCGCGCGTGACCTTGAGTGACAGCGTCGCGGATTGGTCAAACAGTTCGTTCAACCGCGGCTCGAACTGGTCCCGGATAAAGTCGAGCGACGGCCCGGCATACAGGATCGGCGCCGGCTGGGTGTCCAGCTTGCAGCCGATCAGGTCGAGCTCGGTATCGGTTTTGCCCATCTGCGCGCCACAGACGAGCACCGCGCGCTTTGCTGCGCCGATCATCGCGGCCCGGCCGAACGCCACCGTGTATGGCGTTAGGTGAGGATCGCGGCGCCCCGGCACACCGGCAGTCGGCGGATAGATGCGTTGGGTACCCCAAACGTCAGGCGTTACCCTCGCCGCCGGCCGGATGATCGTTTCCAACGACAGGCAGGGAGAGACGATATTCTCGAATGAGATCGGCCACTTCGACGCGGATTGCGTCAATGGAGCCTTCCAGCCGGCGACGCTCATTCAAATCTCGCGTGAATTCGGCGGGCAAGCCCGCGACGCGCGAGATCAGCAAGCCGACCACGCGGTTACACAGGGCGACCGCCTCCTCTGTTGGGAGTAGTTCGCGCTGTTGCCGCGCGATCTTGAGCTCAATTTCTTTTGCGCGCGCATCGCGCACGCGGCTATCTGCGGCCGATTTGCTCGACCGGCGATCTTCGTCCTTAAGGAACTTGATGTATCCTTGAACGGCAGCAACTAACGGGATCACGCCCTTGACAGGTCGTGGCACATATCCCGACTTGATTAGTTGCCGGACGCGCTCGCCTGTTACCATCAGCAAGCGGCCCGCCTGCTCAGTGGTAATCATGCCGGCTTGCGGCGCTTCCTGCTGGCTCGACATTTTTTCGCTAACAACGGTTGAGGAGGTTGAACTTGTTAGTGTTGCGCATAGTGTCGCGACAGCCGGCAAGGCAAGGCCGGACAGATTGGCAAGTAACCGATGACACAGGCAACCAAACTCTCGCGGCTCAAGGCCGCGGCGGATCGTGCCGATTGGCGCGAAGCGCTGCGGATCGCCGCCCGCTTTCCCGAACTTGGGAAGCACGGCCCGGCGATCAAGCGAGCCCACGAGGCGTTCGAAAACGGGCGCTTTTACGAGCAGCTTGGCATGAAGCCCGCGGAACTAATCGCCGCCGGCATCGACGCGCTGTGCAAGCGGTACAGCCTCAACGCAACTACTCACGGGGTTAATACCATGTCGAAGACCTACACCGCCAAGTCCGCAGCCGTGCGCGCCGCTCGCAAGGAGCTGAACAACCCGCAAGCCAAGCCGGGCGAAGATTTCAAGGTCGCAGGCAGCGACGAGCGCGGCTGGCGCTACACGATCCCCAGCAAGGGCGCCGCGGCGCCGGCGGCCGAGCCGGCGGCCGATCCCAAGGCCGAGCCCACGCCGGCTGCGATGCCCGAGCGCGATCCGCTGCAAATCCCGGCGTCGCTCCTGCGCCCGCCGATGACCGAGGAAGAAAAGGCCGCCGTTGCCGCCAAGGCGCGGCGCGCGGCCAGCCCGGAGCGCGAGATCGTGGTGCGCAAGACGCAGGCGCCCAAGGCCCAAGCCGCGAAGGCGCCGACCGACGGAAACGCGCCGCGCGAGGGGACGATCTCCCGCCAGGTCTATGACCTGCTGATCCGCCCCGAGGGCGCGACCACCAAGGACATGAAGGCCATCGGCCTCGTGGACATCAGCGTCCTCGTCCGGGCGAAGAAGTTCGCGAAGTCCTACGGCCTGGAAGTCCGGCACGAGAAAGAAGGCCCCGTGACGCGGGTATATTTGAGCCAGCCCGCCGCGTAATCTTGCCGCGGCTCAATGCGAGGGGGCGCCTGCAAGGGCGCCCCTTTTTCATGCCAACCGCGCGGGGAACTCAATGGACTGCATCTGGCCGCACCGCCGGCACGACACCCTGCGAATGCAGGAGCCGAAGCCCTGAGATAATCGCCTCGAACACGGGCTCGCCGACCCAGATCAAGCGAACGTTTTTTCCGTTTTCGTCGATCAAGCCATGCAGCGAGACCAGAGCGTCGGCGATTTCACCGAATGATGCTTTCGGAAGATCAGACATTGCTACCTTCATCTTCGGCCCAGGGGTCGCTCACCAGATCATCGGCATCTCCTGCCGCATCCAACGCGGCGCCGAGGTCGATCGTCCCCGGTTCGCCCTCACCAAATTCGACATCACCGATCGCGGCCACTGCCTTGACCGGATCGCCCTTGCAGAAGACGAGGACATTCTGGTGCGATTTGCCGAGCTTGCGCGACGCCTGAAATTGCTTGCCGGTGCGGATTGGCAGAGAGCCAATCGCCGTCAGCAGCACAGCCTCGTTGTACAGGCGCAGGCCGGCGCGCTGGAACGCCTCAATCGTGTGCCACGGGAACCCGCGATACATGCCGTCCTTGTCGCGCACATCCCCCACAACGAAGCAAGCGAAGCGATCCGGCTTGAGCAGCTGGCATGTCCGCTCGATGATGTCGGCATAGGCTGCGCGGAAGTCCTCATAGTCCATCGTTGACAGGTCGCGAGGATCGTTGCTGTAGACTTCGAGGTCCGCGTATGGCGGGCATGAGAACACGAAATCAGCATCGACCCCGGCGAGAAGCCCGATGATCTGCGCGCTGTCCCCGCAAACCCAGGTCGGCATGTTGTCCGGCGTGATGCGCGCGGCCTGTTCGTGGTTCGCCTCGATCTGCTCGGCGCGGAGGTCAACGCCGTAGTATTGGCGCCCCAGCTTCGCCGCGACCAAGCCGCGAACCGAGCCCCCAGCGAAGGGATCGACCACGACGCCGCCGGGCGGGCAGAACCAGCGATAGGCCAGCTCGCACAGCACAGGGTCGAACACCGACGTCCCGGTGGTCGGCAACTCGCCGCCCTCGCCCGAATACTTGGGCGCCATCTCGCCGAACGTCAGCCCTGATCTGCCGGCCTTGCGATCGCCCTTGCGCCGAAGCGCGGCAGCAGGCGAAGCGCCGCCCGTGTTGAACGTCTTTGCGTCAGGCTTCCGCATTGGCGCGGCCTTTCCCTTTCTTCCCGGTGCCTTTGACGGGGCGCCCGCGGCTGTCAGACCGAACGATCTTGCCCGTCTTGGGATCGCGCGCCGGCATCAGCGAGCCGCCCGGGGCGACCTTGCTGCGATATGAGCGCCCGCCTTCGCCCTGCTCACCGGCGCTGGCGCCATGATCCTTCGCCAGCGCGCCGCGGCCGAGTTCAGATTGGATGCCGAGGCCAAGCCAAGAGCGCTTGCGCTCCTGCCACCGCCCATCGCGGGCGCTCAGAACTGAAAACGGCGGGACGCCAAACCGCTCCGATAGCCGCCCATGCGATGCGCGCTGCTCGGCCTTGGGATCGACCGGCGCCAACATGGCGTCGATCTCATCCGAGCTAAACCCAAGCAAGCCCGTGTCAAAATCAGCCGCGGCGAGATCGCCGATTTCCAGCTTAAGCAGGTCCTCGTCCCACTCAGCGTTCTCCGCCAGCTTGTTGTCGGCGATCCGATAGGCGCGGGCCTGATCATCGGTCCAGCCGCGCGCAACGATCACCGGCACCTCATCGAGGTCGAGCAGCTTCGCCGCCTCATAGCGGCCGTGCCCGGCAATGATCTCGCCGCTCTCGTCAACCAAGATCGGAGTTGTCCACCCCAGCTCGCTGATCACCGCAGCGATCTGCCCGACCTGCTCCGGCGGATGCCGCTTTGTGTTCCGGGCATAAGGGCGAATGTCGGCGATCGGCCACCGCTCAACTTTGTCGGCGGGCCATGTCTTCTCGATAGTCATCGGCAACCTACAGCAGATTGGCGCCCGGCCGGGACGCAGCACATACCCGGCCGGGCCTTTCGGGCGGCAGCAGTTGCGCCCACGAATGATCATGGAGGCGGATCACCGCCCGGCGGATGGAACGGGTGGCCACCCGCGACCTATGCGTTTTCCGCAGGACAACGCCGCCCGCCTTGCCGCCGCGGCGGTATCACACGGCCGGCCGCCCCCCGCCGACCAAAACAAAACCGATTTTTTGTCCGCCCAACTTTTCAAAAGTATTGGGCTCCTCCCCCGCGCAGCCCCCTCGCCCCGCCACAAGTACCTTTGACGGGGCAGTCGGGGGCGCTGGGCATGGGTTCGCGCTCGGTTCCCTTGAGAGATTGGGGCGGTCGAACGCCCATCAGCGACCATCCTAGGGGTTCTGTGCCCCATGCCCCTCGCGCCTGATGGCGCTGGCATGGGGCAGCCCAAGCCGGAGCCGGCCCCGCTCGTCCTGCGCTGTGCGCATGGGTCATGCGGTTTTGGTGGGGTAAGTGGGGTACCCCCCCATGGGGAGCCCCCTTGGGTGGGTGGTGCCACCGCCCTAGCGCGGCGCGCGTCTGCCAGGGCCAGGGCGAAGGATTGGGGTCCCCTCCCCTCCTATGGAGCAGGATGGCCGCGGCAAGTCCGCCAGGCGGTGGCGAGCTGTTGCCCCGCCAATGCCACCAGATGCTCGGCGCTGCGCACCCCGGCCCAGGCCATCAAGAGGCCGCGGCCCGGCGTCGCCGCCGGCCATGACCCAGCTCCTACACCCCGCCCATCAGGTACGTCAGCTCGTGCATGATGCGGTCCGCCATCCCGCCGGCTGCGCCCTGGAATGCGTCGGCAGTCGCCCCCTGCACCATCTCTGCCGGGATCACCACGCCTGACTTGGCCGTCTTGATCGGCAGCCGGGACTTGCCGGCGCGATACTTCACCTCACCCCCGAATTTCAGCGCCACGCGGGCCGGCCATTTGCCGCCGCGGATGAAGTAATGCGGGAAGCGCGTCAGCGTGTTGTGGGGATACGCGGTGACGCCGGACTGCGTTTCGCGAGATCGGAAGAACTTGAGCCGGACGTCGCCGCCCGCGCTCTCCATGAGGTACTGCATCCGGGCGCCGCCCCCGTTGCTGCCGTCATAAGCGCCGATCCGCTTGACTGCCCGGGCGATCACCTGCCGCTGCAAGCCGGTCTGATCAGTCAGGGCGGCGATGACCTTGGTGCGGGCTTTGTCGCCTTCATGGTTCAGCGCGCGGCACATCGCGAGGCGCGCCTTATCTGATCCCAGCACGGCAACCATGTTGTGGAAGCGCGTAACCTTCGCGGGGTCGAATTCGACCTTGAGTTCCAGCCCGGACATAGCGCCCCCATAAAACGGCCCGCCGCCCGAGGCAAGGCGGGCGGCGGGCTACGGCTTGCCATTGGGTGGTAGCCGAGGCTCAGCGTGGGGGAGAAGGCGGATTGGCAACCGCGCAGCGCCAAGGGGTGGGCGCACGCCCCCCATCGAGCGAGCGCGCGTATGGGGCAGCAAATCGCGGCGCTGGTCAATCGCCCGCGGCGGGGTTGCAACGCGTTATATTGTGTCGAGCACAGCGCTCGCCACCACAAGAAGTATGCGCCTGCCCGGCATTACTTGACGAATGCTGTGTCGCTCGGCACCAGCCAAAAAAATCGGCGCCACGGCAAGGCCGGGCGCCGAAAGCGAAGCGGACGAACGAACCCTAGTCGCCCAGCACCAGGTTCGGCGTACCAGTTTCGAACTGGATGAATTGGTCGCCGAAATCGACGTCGCACAGAGCGCCAGATTTGAAAACTCGAACAACTTCCCCCCGCCGGGCGGCCATATCGCGCTCGCCGGCATCGGTCGTGCTCGTATCCTTGCAAAAGGCGTCGGCGTATCGCACTCGATCGCCTACTCTAAAACGCATGGATTTCAGCCCTTCCTCCAAATCTCGTGCAGGTCGCCGTTGAAGCCGAGCTCGACCAGCGCGTCGCGGATCGGCTCGGTGATTGGGTCGATCCCGATGAAGAAGCCCCGCTCCCGGTGCCAATCGACAACGCGGCGAAGCTCGGCCTTGAAATCATCTGCATTCTCGGCCCACGCGCGGCTGATGTCGCCCTCGCTGTAGCTGACAATTTCCCGGGTGGTCGGGTTGCACCATGTCCCGTAATAGGGGGCGTCCTGTCGGGTGTCGATCTGCGCCCACCCCCTCTCCGGCGAGCACAGCTTGAAATCGAACTGATAGCGATCGCCCATCAGATCGAACGATGCTTCACGCTTCATCGGCGCCTCCCTCCTAGCATTTCACGTTGATGTCGTGCTTGGCCGCGAGCGCGGCGCCGGCCGGCGTGAATTCAATAAACGCGCACCCATCCTCAACGAACGTCGTGATCAACCCTGCCTGCTTTAGCTGGGTCAGGTTGCCGCGGTCTGCCTTGGAGCCGCCGACATTGCCGCCAACAGCCGGGGTGCCCGACCAATTCACAGCGTCCTTTGCATACGCAAGGAACAGTTCGAGGCTTCGGTCGGTGAGTTCTTGCTTGCAGGTCATTGCCTTTGTCCTTGCCTTGACAAACAGAGGGCGGCCCTGAGGCCGCCCTGATCCAGCTCCGCGCGTTAAGCGCGAGCCTTGATGTACGAATGGACGTATTCATAGGCCAGCTTCTTGGCCGCATCGCCGTGGGCGATGTCGTTCACGATGATCGCACGGGCGATCTCATCGCAGATGCCATCATCGCCCAGGCGCTGGGAGCGGGCATCATCGAGCGCGGCGGCCAGGATGCCGAGGTCTGCGGGGGAAAGCTTGCTGATGGTCATCTACTTCGTCCTTGCCTTGGGATCATCTATCCCGTTGATCTTGTTATGATATTATCGGCGGACTGATGACGTGGCGAGCCCCACGTTACAAAAAATCGCAATTATTTATTGCGCCGACGCGATTAGTTCGCTGCTCACTCGCTACTAACCACCCACGCTTCAAACTCGCGCAGTGCCGCGATCAACTTCGCGGCCGCATCGGCGAAGTCATCGCCGCCTCCACCCGGCTTCGCCGGGTGGCATACAAGGACCCATGACCAACCGCAGACGTGACGCCAAACTGTGCCGAGCCAATCATCACCGCGGTAAAGCTTGGCCCCGCCGAACTCGTCGGTGTTCGCGTATTTGGTCGGCCGGAATTCCAACATCAGCCCCTCCTAAAAACGACCTTGAGTGCATCGCCATACTCAAGCCCCGCGGCTTTACCATGCGCCGGCCGGCTTGCGATCTGCGCAACCATGTGCCGGCGAAAGCGGTTGTAAGCCTCGCCATAGGTCATGAACCGCTCGCCGCGGCTCATGGCTTGCTGCCGATAGTTCTTGAACGCCGTGTTGAAGAACTTTAGCCCGCCGGCCGCCTTGGCTTGCGCCAGCGCGGTGTCGAGATGATCGATGGCGGCGCGGACACGCCCGAGCGCGACATCATGCCGGGTCGCCGTCCAGCCGTTGCGATCAATGACAGCATCAATCGCGCCCACCAGCCGTTCGCCGCGCACCTCAAAGACGCCCTTGGTGCTGCTCGCCAGCGACGGCCCGAATACCGCGGCGACCTCATCAACGATCGCCTCGGCGCGCTGATGATTGGAGGTCCAGATCGCGTAGTTGATGAAAATCGCCGGCTGCCATCGCTCGCGCAGCTTCGCGAGGGCGCGGCCAAGGTCCCGCGCGACGCCGATCGCCGCGGGCTCGCCGGAAAGCGGGGCCGCCACATATACCGCAGCGACACCGAACGCGAGCAGATATTCCTTGGTCGCGCCGTGCGGGATTTCGAGTTCAACGGGCATGGAACAGCCCCTCGGTGATCTCGCGGGCGATGGATGCGCCAAGGGCGGACACGAACCGATCCCGGCGCTCGGCGCGCTCGTGGAATTCCGCGGCATTCTCGGGGGACAGGCCGGCGGCAGGATCGGCCGGCGGCGCAATCGCCGCCAGATCGAGGGGCATGATCGCCTTTGATAGCGACAGCGTTTTGCCGTCAATGTTGATCCGCACCTCGCATACGAAGGGCAAGTTCATCGTTCATGGTCCTCAGTTGGGTTTCAATGCAAGCCTCGAAAGCGTCCCGGCGTTGATCGATGAACGCCAATGCAGCTTCGCGACTTGGCAACCCGTGAAAGACCGTCGAGCCCGGTGCCGCCGGGTCGCTCTCGATGACAGCGAAGCCGGCGCCATCGCGCGCGACCTGCCATTCCCGACTAAAAACGCACTGCTGGGTCATCATGCACGATCCTATTCCAAACCCTTGCTTCATGGACGAAATACGCGCGGCCGATTTCGTTGGTATCGAACCCCGCGTTCAAAAGCCGCCGCAGATCACTGGCTGTCACAAGTTCGAAATCGCTCGTGCCGGCGATGCGCCTCACCCGCTGGTCGTTGATAGCGACGCTCACCACGGCTGCAATCCTTCCCTGTTCAGTGCCCAGGCGACCATTTGCAGCCCGCGACGGTTCTGACGCAGCACAGTCGGCAAATACCAGCCACGGCGCTGGCAAAGCCGCTCCTGCCGCCTCAACAATTCGTCGTCATCGCGGGAGAACGCCCGCGCGATAGCGATCAACTGGACAATCCGCATTTGCGCCGGGACGCCGCCGAGAATGCGGCTCGGCCAGGAGATCGCCTCCTCCATGTGCGAAATCTCAGCCGGCGCGAAGCGGCGGCGCTGGGGCTGCCGCTGCTCACCCTCATCGCTGATCTCATCGGCGGCATCGCGCACGTAGTCGGGCCATGCTGTCACCATCGCGCCGTGAGCCTTGATCGGCACCCCGGCGAGCGTTTGGAAGGCCTCGGCGAGCCGCTTCCCGGCATGCGGGCCTGTCCATTCGGGCGGGATGAAATCACCCATCGGGCCGTCTTCCAGCGGATTGAACTTGCTGGCATCAAACACCGCACATCCCCTCGCATTCGTGATTGAACATATTCAACTGCCCGCGATCCTCCGCGGTTGACAGATCAACATCGCTCAGTGGGATGCGCTGCGCGTGCATGAACTGAGAACCCCGCATCTTGGGAACGCCTGGGCGATCGACCGGGTTGCGAATAATGCGGTCGATCTCCACAGCATCCGCCCAGGCGCCAACGTCGTTGTCTCTCATATCTCGCCACATCGAATTAGAGTGGAACGGGCACCCGATGCACGATGACTTCGGCGGGGGCGGATAGCCGTTGCGCTTCAGCCAAGCGAGGCAATCCTGTCGGCTCATCCGCTTTTCGATCAGCGGATGACGATTGACCTCAAACCGAACGCGAGATGGCGTCGCGCGGATGATCTCGTCGGTCGAAATACCAATCCACTTCTCGACAGCCCCCGGCGCGATGCGATCCCTGGGGCCTTTGCCGAGCAGTTCGCGAACCTTCTTTCGCACAGGCTCGATCTTGTAGTGGTTGGAGCATTGCCGCCGGCTGATGCCATGCTTGCCGTTCGCGTGCTTGAGGAAGAACGGCACAGTGATGAACCGCCCGCCCTCGCCATTGCTACGCGCGACAAGATCATCGCGGATATTGCCCGCCGACACGATATGAACGGGGAACGGCAGCACGTTCCCTGACATCAACCATCTAAGATGGTCATAGACAGCGGCAGGCTCCCACCCGGTGTCTCCCATGATCGCACAATCGGGCATCGGCCCGATTTCTCCGTGGGCTGCCATAAGCGCCAAGGTAGTTGATTGCACGCCTGCGCCAAGGCTTAGGACACGCAAGACAGGATCACTCACAAGTCACTCCCGTTGATCTCTTGGTCGAGGCCGTCCGCCCATGACGTGTCGCCGCCTGATAGCGGCGGGCGGGGCAGTTCGAACGCAGCCACAGCGCGCTCAAATCCGCGAACCGGCTTTCCTGTCAGCCAGACGAACGGGTTGTCGCGCTTAATGACGCCGTATTGCATCAGCTTCGCGCCGCCGCTCTTGAGCGCCTTATTGACGCGATCGGTGATCGTTTTCTCGTCGTCATCGTCGGATGCCGCCGGGTCGATCGCCTGATATGCGGCCTTCCAATGCGAGGCACGCACAGCGATTGACGTCTCTGGGATCGATGCGTGGCCGGCGGGCCGTTCACCGTGCGCTTGGAGCGCTTGAAGCAGCGCGCGGAAGACAATGTTCTCATCGGCGTTCAGGCGGACGCCCTGATCCTTTTTCTCGCCGCCGGGCTTGATATCGGCCTCCCCGCCGAGCGGCTGCACAACGCAGGACGTCAGCGGCTTCCCATTCGGCCGCACCCCGATCTCAACTTTTCTCAGCCTGAAGCGGATACGAACGCCGTCCTCATCGTCCTTTTGCTTGTCGAGGGTCGCTGTTCGAATGTTCGTTTCTTCGTCGCGGGTCACAATTATGACCTGGTCGATGTTCGCGAAGATCGATGAATGCCCGCGCAGCTTGGTGCCTGCGGCGTTCAGGTGATGGACGAGCGCTACGTGCGTGCCCGGCAGCGCCTGGACGATGCGATCGATGTTCGCCATGACGGCGCCCATGTCCTTTCCGCTGTTCTCATCGGCGCCGGCAGTCGCAGTCGCCAAAGTGTCGATAAATAGGGCGCGCAGCGGCACGTCGTACATGTCCGCGATAGCTTTGCATTCTTCGATCAGCGGCGTGGTGTCCCCATCCGCCGAATAGAGGTCGATTTTCGACTGCAGGAGCACGAACGGAACGCGGGTCCCAGATGAGATGTTGTGGTGCTTGCGATAGGCGCGCAGCCTCTTCTTGACGCCCCTCGCGCCCTCGCCAGCCTGATAGATAACCAATCCCTGCACCGTATCGCGCTGAAAGAACGGTACACCGCGGGCGATCGACATGCCCGCATCAATTGCAAGGAACGATTTGCCGGACCGGCTAGGGCCGCCGATGATGGACTTGTCGCCGATCGTCAAAAAGTCATCGATTAAGTATTCATGCTCCGGGCCGGGCTGATCCAAGTCCTCCCAAGCGAGCGCTCCAAAGCGGCTCTTGAGCTTCGGGCGGCAGATTTCGAGCGCCGCTGCCTCGAAATCCTCAAACGATTGGATCGCGGGCATATTGGTCACGCCGCGCCCTCCATACATCCCATGAGGACGTCGTTCCAATCGCTCCCCTCGGGTGCCATGTGGACCGAGACCGCCTTCCCGGCGGCGCGGTAGCGCCGGCCGGCGGTCAGAAGATGCGCAACGGTGGTCGGGCCGTCGCTATCGCCGTCGCCGAGCAGGATCACTTCGCGGGCCCAATCGGGCAGGATGATCCCCGGCCGATCTTGGTCGGGAATGCCGTTGTAGATTGTCCGCCCCTTAATCGTCGGGTGGCGCATCGTATCGGTGGCGCCGCCGCTCATGTTCCCGAGGGAATAGGCCGCAGCGATCGTCACCTCATCCGGGCCGATGCCGAGCGCATACCACGCGCCGGCCGTCTCAATGCCCTCGCCAATAGCGACAACCGGGCACGGGCGGCCGAGCCAGATGATCGAGCCCCGCGCCTTGCCGAAAACCTTCTTCGCCTTGTTGCGGTTGCGGTCGCCCGGCGGGACCAGCTTCACCGGCCGATCCGGCGCCAAATACGTTCGATGGACGGCGACGATCCCGCCGGCCGGGTCGCGCATAGCGGCCACCATCGCCGGGAATTCACCGAGCGACGTTTCGGCCTGCGCCTGCTCGTCTGCATAGCCGCGATATTCCAGCGATGGGATGAAACGCAGGTTCTCGCACTGATCGGGCGTCAGCGTAACGCCGCGGCGCGCCAGATAAGCCTCCGCGAAGCTGCCGCCGAACGGCAGCGCTTTGCGCCAGAGATCGGATACCGCCTGCGCCTGCCAATCGGAACGCCGCTGTTCATCCTGCTCCTTGCTGATCTTCCGGTCGCGGCGTTCTTCCTTGCGCTCGCGAACAATATCGGCGTCGATCTGCCGGCCGTCGCGCGGCGGCGCCTCGCCAGTCAGCTGCTCGCAAGCCGCAAGGAACGGCAATCCGCCCGCGTGCATCAACAGCGAAATACTGTCGTTGCCGCCCTCTGCGCCGCGGCAGTTCCACAGCCCTTTCCCCTCGTTGATGCTGAACCGATCGGTGCCGAGGCACTTCGGGCAAGGCCCGATCATTTCGTGGGCGCTGCGCTTGAGCTTGGCGCCGGCCATCGCCGCAGCCGCCTCAAGGCTGACCTCGCGGGCGCGATCAACCCATGCCTGGAATGCGGGGTCGGTGTCGTTGCTCATGACTGCGGGCGCCTGTGCTTGCGCGGCGCCGGGGCCAAGTCCCGCCCCAGCATAGTCTTAACCCCATCATCCAGAATGCTGTCGGTCAGGTTCTCGCAGGCGACGACTGATAGTATCTTGGCCGCTAAATCATCCAGCGGCACCCCGCGGGCCTTCGCGGCGATCGTCAATCGCGACGTGGCAATTGGCGACAGGCACGCGATTAGGCAAAGCCCCTTTCGGCGGCGCGACGCTCGCGCGCCCCAGGCGCGCAGTTTGACGCCAAGCCACTTGCCGCTAATGCCGCCGATCTCATCCGCGATCTGCTCATAAGACCAGCCGCGGCCGGCAAGATACGCTGCGCGCGCAGCTCGGGCCGGCGTCCATCGATTTGCCCGCTGCCGCGACATTAGGCGCCCCACAGCGGCAGGAGCTTGACAGAATGCTGGGGCGCCATGTGCGCGGCCTGATAGCACCACAGCGCCAGGGCGTCGGCCGCGTTGTCATCTTGCGGCGACCAACCGAGCTTCCGGCATTTGTATTTGGTGGCGTCCTTGGCGTCTGCGCGTTTAATCCGATTGGTGCCAAGGAAGAACGTTCTAACGTCCGACACGCGCGCCTCACGGACGTCAGCGCGATCGAACAGCAACTCGTCCACGGTCTCGGCGATACCGATTAGCAGCCGAATGCTGTCGATGTTCGTGTGCCCCTGCAATTGGCCGGGCGTCAGCGGCGCCTCGAATACGACCAGCCGCGCCGGGCTGGCGACTAGGAAGCTGACCATCCATTCGCGGCAATTGCGCAGAACACGCGCCCGCGTTGTGTTTTCATTGCCGAACGTCACCGAGCCATAAATCGGCTCCTCACCGGGGGCGCCGTAAGCCCAGCCGGTGGTCTTGGCGAGATCGAGCGCCAGAATGTCCCCAGCCCAAGCCATCAGACGACCACCTTTTCGATCGCCGCAATCCCGCGCTCGATACGGCCGAGCGTCCGCGAGCACTCGCCTACCTGGTTGCGGAATTGCCGGTCGATCGTCGCGTGGAGTTCGGCGGCTTCCGCTGCCATTGCCGCGCATTGCGTCTTGATGACGTCCAGGCGGTCCAGCGATCCCGACACAGCCTTGAGCATCGTCGCCGCGTCGTTGGCGACAGCTCTGGCCTCGCCGAGCGCGGCGCGAACATCCTCGCTATCGGCCGCTGGGCCGAAGCGCTTCTCGCGGATTTGGCGAACCCAATCGCGGGGGACGTTCAGGCTTTCGGCGACAAGCTTGTCCGACCAGCCGTCGCCGTATCCCTTGTCGCGGCCGGCATACACTTCGGTCAGCTTTTCGGCGATGATCAAAGCATCATCGACGCCAAGCTCACGCGGCGGCTCGGCTTTGACGGGCGCGGGCTGAACGGTCGGCATCGGGGGCTCCTTCATTTGTGCGTGGGCTTTGCGCCTGATCATGCCGGCGCATGTCGGGCAGATGTCGCGGTTCGGCTTGTGTCCAAGCTCCCAACCGGCGCGGGCGAGAACCTTCATCAAGTCCTCTCTCGCGCGCGCGCCGCCGTGCGTGTTTGCTGATACGTCATGCTGCGCGCCGCAGCGCGAGCATTGGAAGCGATAGACGCGCCGTCGCTTTGATCTATCGCCTTCGACCTCGACTGAGATCGGAAGAAGTCGCCTGCCCCCTGACATGCTTGCCTCATGTTCGATGGAAAGGGCGCCCGGCGGCAGCAGCGCCGCCGGGCCGTGCTAACTAATCGTCGTTTTCGGATGCCTCGATCGCGGCTTTGAACAGCGGCAGGTCCGCCGCCTCGCCGAATGCTTCGGCGAGCATCAAGATCGTCTCTTGCTGATCGCGCTCGAGTTCTTCGATCGTGGCGCGGGCTGCGGCCAGCTTTGCGCGCGTGTCGATCATGATCCGAAGCTCTTTCTTCGGGATGCCCCGGGCCTTCGCTTCCTGATAGACGCCCGAAATACTCTCGCGGATCGAGCGGCACGCCTTCATGTACTTTCCGCGCTCGCTGTTCAGATCGACAACGTACCCCTCGATCTTGTTAACGAGCGACTTGACCAATTCCGGGTCGTAACTATTCGAGGCTGCGGCTGGCTTGGCCATGGTCCTCTCTCCCTATTCCGCGGGCGCGGAATTGCGCTCGCGTGGTGCGCACTTCACGGGGATGAAGAACCGCTTGTAGTGATCGGCGCAGTAATCCCGCCGATGGACAGGCGCCCCACACATCACTGCGAAGCCGTCGGGGCCGCAGCAATCCAGAACCGCGGCGCATTGATCGCGCCGCCTCGACATCAACCCGACAGCACCAGGGGGGATTGACGACGCAATCCGCGCATCATCCGCGGTTGGCGACTTGGCCTTTGCAGCGCGCTGGCGGCGCGGGCCTAAAGGCATGGCGCCGCCAGCGCCATGGCCGCGCCTGATGCGATAGAGCTTCCCGACAACGGAATTGACGGTAACCCCCAATTCCGCAGCCATAGCAGCGCGCGTCATGCCGCTGGCGTCCATTTCAGACAGCTGCCGGCACATTTCGGCCGTCCAAACCACCATGCTCACGATAGGCCCCCTGTTGTTGCGCGATCAGCGCTTGCAACGACAGCTTGCATTTTTTGCAAGTTTTACTTGCAACATAACTGGTCGCCGATACTATTGCGCATGGCGCTTATGTCGGATCGGGGAACACATCGGGGCGCAGGATATGGAGGGGGTAGCCGGTCACATCGCTGACAATCCGCGCGCGCTCGGGCGGGACTTGACGCCAGTTATCGATTGCTTGCCGAGTGATGCCGCAGCGCTGTTGGATTTCTGTACGCCAGCCCTTGTTCGCCACGATCTCCGCGACGATTTCGTCCCGGCCAGTTTTCGCGCCCATGGTAATAACCCCTTACCTGCAAATCAGTGCGGAGCCGAATTAAGCAGCGCTTGCCAATTTTGGCAAGCTTACCTTTCAGCCTTTAACCGATCCTCAAGGGGGGAAAAAATGTCATCTGACGATCTTGATACGTTGGGCCAGCGACTTCGGGCGGCCCGGAGGTCCCGCAATATGAGCCAGGACGATCTCGGCGAGATCGTTCAGGTGTCGCACGCAGCAGTCCAGCAATGGGAGAAGGACAAAACCAAGCCATCGATCGACAACCTGACCGCCGCAGCCGAGGCGCTGGAAGTTCCTCTTGCGTGGCTGACGTCGGGGGTCGGGCCAGCGCCAGACCTTACCCCGCCAGAACCAAAAGGGCGAAGAAGCTGGCGCAATGCGCGCCCATCTGCGCAGTGCGTTAGTTTCGCGTCCCGCATCCCCGAAGTGCAAAGCCGATCGCTTGCAAGCCAGGGCTCAGCTCAAGACGCCGATAAGGCCGCCATCGCGCATTGGTGCATCCCCGCCGATGTCGTGCGGAACATGCTACACACGAGCGCCGATGCGCTGACGATCATGCGCGTTACGCGGCCAACCGCGGCCCCGGCAGTCAACGCAGGGGACTATGTCGTCGTGGATCGATCCCGCACAGAGGTAAATGAACCCGGCCTATGGGTCGTTCTGGCTGGCGGCGCCGCGTTCCTCTGTCGCGCCGAGGTTGGGGCGGGGCCGGCAGAAGGCGGCATCTCCTTGATGCTGACGACCGCCGACGGCAGCCTACCCCCAATGCACCCAAGCAATCCAGCCGTGAAACTTGTCGGCCGAGCCGCCGGCCACTTCAGAGCGCTATGATCTCACAGCGCCCATTCCCAACAACCCACCCGCAAGGATCGGTAACTATCTAATCAACAATCAATTGATTGATATCATTATTATAAATGATCAGGGGGTCCCCCCTTAGGGGGGGAACCCCCTTTATTTTAATAATTGGATCATTACAGATTTGGCAAGCAAGTCTTTCTCATTCTCCCTCAAAAAGCTGTCACGATTGCCAGAACCGTAAAGTCCCGCTTGCAATGACCCCTTGCGCGGCATAGCCTGATCCTTGCCTGATTTGGCAAGACAGGCTTTCATTAGGGGTACAAAATGCAAGTGGGGATATCACTGCAACAATTGGCCGCCCAGATCGAGGGCGCCAAGAGCTTGAAGCACGACCTGATCGCTCACACCTCCGCGCTGGAAATGGGTGTTGATGACGACGGTGTGGCGCGGATTGACGTTCATGCCCAAGGGATGGCAGGCGGCTCCTACCCAGTTCGGCCTATCGCTCACAGCCAGATCGGCGAGCGGCTTGCGATCCCGGCCAAGTATTATAACCGGCTGCTCGCCGGGACGCCGGCAGATCGCGGCCTCCTCGCGTCCAACGTCAATCACTGGTTTGCTACCAAGCCCGAGAAGCGGATGATCCGCACGCTCGGAGGCGACGTTCGGGCTTTCCTCTCCAACCGATATCAGCGGATCGATCACGAGGAAATCGCGTCGGTCGCTTTGCCGATCCTCGCCGAAATCCCGGACGTCAAGATCGTGTCGTGCCAGATGACTGAGGCCCGGCTGTATATCCAAGCGGTCGCGCCGCGGATCAGCGGCGAGGTCAAAGTTGGCGACCGCGTGCAGGCCGGCGTCATTATCAGCAATTCCGAGGTCGGGCTTGGGAGCGTGTCCGTCCGGCCGCTGATCTACCGCCTCGCCTGCCTCAACGGGATGATCATCGCCGATGGCGCTTTTCGCGCCTACCACGTCGGCCGCCAGATCGAGGACAACGCTGCGCTTTGGGCCGACGATACTAAGCGCGCGGATGACCGCGCAGTGCTCCTTAAAGTTCGCGACATGGTACGGGCGTCTGTCGATGATGTTCGATTTGCCGAGACGGTCGGCCGCATGTCTGAGCTGACCGAGCAGCGCGTCACAGGCGATCCGGCGAAGGCCGTCGAAGTGCTTGGCCGCAAGGTCGGCGCTAGCGAAAGCGAGCGGGGCGGCATCCTCCGCTCCTTGATCGAGGGGGCCGATCTTTCCGCCTGGGGCCTCCTCAACGCTGTGACCCATCAGGCCCACACGGTCAAGGACTACGACCGCTCGATCGAATTCGAGGAAGCCGGCGGCGCCGTGCTCTCAATGTCGCGCAAAGACTGGCGCGAAATCTTGGAAGCGGCCTAACGCCTGATCCGGCGCCCTGCCTGATCGCGGGGCGCCGCCCGCACTAACCCCATCAATGGTATCAGCATCATGTCGATCTCCGAACGCATCTGCGATGCGGTCTGCGGCACTTTTGCAATCGCCGTTTGGCTCATCGCCTACGCTGTCATCTGCCCCGCCGACGCTGCCGCCAGCGAGCTTAGCGGCTCCGAAGTGGTCGCCCTGATCATGGTCGCTTATGCGATCGTCGGCGCAATCGCCGCGCTCATTGCGATCGCCGCTGCCGTCGCCGCGATCCTGCGCCGCTCCCGTCGCGAAAACGGAGCACGATGATGCGCGCCGCCATCACCCGCCTTTCGCTCGTTGCAGCAATGCTCGCCTGCGAAGCGGCGGAAGCCAAGCCTGCCCGAAAGCCGCTCACCAGCGGATACGGAGTTGTTTCTTACTACTCACACGGCAACCGTGTTGCATCAGGCCGCCGCTTTGACCCGCACGGCATGACGGCCGCTCATCGCTGGCTTCCATTTGGCAGCCGCGTGCGGATCACCCGTGGCCGCCATTCTATCGTTGTGATCATCAACGATCGCGGCCCATTTGTCCGCGGGCGATTGTTCGACCTTTCGCTTGGCGCTGCCCGAGCGATCGGCATCACCACCTCTGGCGTGGCCAACATCCACTACGAGGTGTTGCGATGACTGAGGAACGCAAGAACGAACCGCTCGACGTCATCCACATCGGGCGCCTCGAATACCTGACGTGGGAAAGCCCGTGGAAAATCGGCGCCGTGGACATCCGCCGAGACTTTTGGCGCGCGGCGATCCGCTGGCGCGGCAAGCCGTGCGTCCACGAATACGGCCACGCTCATTACGGGCTCTACCCACGCAATGCCGCGCGCTGGGAGCTGCATTGGGAAACTATCGGCGGCGGCCTGATCCTGCGCTCGCGCGAGAGCTTCGGCTTTGTGAACGTCGCCGCGTACTTCGAGGACGCCATGATGCGGATGAACGGCCGCGGCGTGATCTTCGAGGCTAGCGAAACGTCGCTACTCCTTCGCGCCGATCCTGCCGACGAAGTACCCGGCCGCCTCTACCACAAGAGAGGCAATGAAGCGGTGATCCCCCCGGGCGAGGAAAAGACTGTCTGCAAGGTAGGCGGCGCAGACGCCTGTCTATTTGTCGCGTGCGGCGACGACGGCTTCACCTGCCTCAAGTTCGAAGGGCCTGCGGCGCGGTCGCTGTTGGCCCGCAAGGCTGACGGGACGATCCGCGCAACGCGGATCGGGCCATGCGCCATCATTGGACGTAGCTAACTACAAGGATACGCGATGTTTACGACGGAAGAAGAAGCCAAGCGGAAAGCGTGCCCATGCGTCGAGCGTAACCCGCTCTGCCTCGGTGAGGAGTGCATGGCGTGGCGGTGGGCCGAAGATGAAACCGAAGTCGCGTTCACCGCCATTGGCGCGCGCCCCAATGGAGACGGCTGGGAAGGCCCGACCGAATATCGCGACACCAACGGTTGGGTTGGCCACACATGGCAGCGCCACCGCGTCGATCGCGTCGGTTTCTGCGGCTTGATCGGGATCGCTGAGGGCCAACAATGACAGCGCTGCACATCGTCTACGCTAGCGCCTTCGTCTGCTCGGCGATCGCGCTCGGCGCTGCCGCATTCGCGTGGGGGTATGCCATCGGCTGCGAGCGGACTGCCGCCAAACTCAACGAGATGATTGACAAGTATCGTCGCGCCCATGGCGCATCGCCGTCATGACAGCAGCCCCCGGAAACCGCCAGCCCGTCAGCACCACCCGCGATCTAGCCGCGCTGGACGCTGATGAAGTAACCGCCGGCTATTTGATCGGCTTCGCTGGCGGCCAATGCCCGCCCGATGCGTCTCGTTCATTCTGGCACGGCTGGCGAAACGGCCTTGTGGATGGCGGCCACACCACCCCTGACGACGATCAGCGCGCGCTTGCGCGCGAGTATCACACGCTAACGAAAATGCCGGCGCAAGGCCGGGCATAGAGGCTCACATGGACTACTCATTGCGTGAGGCATTTGCCGATCTTCTCGAATTCGCTGTCGACACTGCCGTCGAAAAGCACAAGGCGCGGCAACGCGCCGACGAGCAGCGCGAAATCGCTCAAGAGGAAGTGCGCCGCCGCAGCTGCGCGGAACAGAAGGCCGCCGAGCATCAATCCAAGATCGATCTGCTTGAAGCAGAGGTCGGTCGCTACGTCGCCAAATTCGGCCCACTGCCCACCAACAATGAGAGCGCGCATGGACACAAGTGACGAAATGCTGCCGGATGGCATCCACTTCGGCGTAAACGCCGATGCCGTTTATCACCCCCATGAAGGGCTTGGGTCCGGGGATGTCCGTCGCCTGCTGCTGAACCCCGCGGAATTTTGGTGGAATAGTCGGCTTAACCCGCTGCGCCCTACCGACACGGACAGTGCGTTCAAGACTTTCGGCCGCGCTGTGCACGTCCGTGTGCTGGAAGGCGAGGAGAAGTTCAACCGGCTCTACGAGCGCGAGGACACCAGCGACGACATGTTGCGCACCGACGCCGATCTGGCGGCATGGCTACGCAAACGCGATATCAAGCCGCTGCGCAGCAAAGCCGAGAAGATTGCCCAAGCCCTGTTCGCTGATCCGGGCGTCAAGATCGAGGACGACATCAAGGAACGCGCCGAGAAGGAAGGCCGCACGATCCTCAAGGCCGATGACTACGACCGCATTATCATCTCGTCAGCGCTGATCGCCGACAACCCCGACCTCGAACATGCGTTCGACGGCGGCATGCCCGAGGTCGCGGTGATCTGGACCGAGACGATCGACGGCGAGCCGGTGCGCTGCAAAGCGCTGTTTGATTACCTCAAAATCCGCGGGATCGGCGACCTCAAATCCACTTCTAATCCGAAAGAGATGGATTTCCCGCCGCTTTGCCGCATCCGCTTCGCTGAGCGAAGGATGGACTTGCAGGCTGCGCACTACATGCGCGGGCGCTCCTTCATTCGTCAGTTCGTCAAGGATGGCGCCGTTTTCGGCGACCACGATCCGCAATGGCTGCGGAAGGTAGCCGATCAGGCGGAGTACGGGTTCGCGTTTGTCTTCTTCCAAACGACAGGCGCGCCGTCGTCTTGGGCGTGCTCGCTGTCGCCCGAGAATAGCATCCTCCGCGATGCCGCGATCTACCGCGAGGCCGCGCTCAAAGCGTTCGTGCTTTGCCGCCGCAAATACGGCGACGGCATGTGGCTCAAGCGCGAGCCCATCCAAGAACTCGACCCGGCCGACCTGCCGATGTGGTTCGGCCGCCGCTAATCCGCCCCAAGCAACCGAGGACCAAATGAGCAACGACATCATTACCAGCAACGGCGAAGTGATCGAGGGCGACTTGCCGGCGCTGCTCGACACCACGATGGCGAGCGCGCTGGCGCGCGTCGAGATCGACAGCCAAGTCGCCACCGCCCGAAATTTCCCCCGATCCATTCAAGCGGCTGTCGATGCTATTAAGGCGCTGGCTACGCTGGACGAACAAACCGCCGCCGAATGCGTCTATGCCCTGCCGCGTGGGGGCAAGACGCTGCGCGGCCCTTCGATCCGGCTTGCCGAAATCATCGCCTCGCAATGGGGCAACTGCCGCGACAGCGCCACCGTCGTAACGATCGACCGCGTCAACAAATTGATCGTCGCCGAAGGTGTGTTTCACGACTTGCAGACGAACCGCGGGACGCGCTGCACGGTTCAGCGTCGGATCAGCGACAAGAAGGGCCGGCTCTACAACGAGGACATGATCGCTGTCACCGGCAACGCCGCCTGCTCGATCGCCCGGCGCAATGCCATCCTCGCGGGCGTGCCGAAGGGCGTTTGGCGCAAGGGGATGGACGCGGCCGAGCAGGTGATCCGGGGCGACGCGAAAACGCTTTCTGCGCGCCGCGAAACCGCCATTGCCTCGCTCGCCCACTTCGGGTTGCTGCCCGACCAGGTGTTCGCGATCCTGGGCGTCAAGGGTGTCGATGACATCGATCTAGATACGATGGTCACGCTCCGCGCGATCTATTCGGGATTGAAGAACGGCGAAACTTCCGCGGAGGAACTGTTGCGCGGCACACGGCCCGAGGCGCCCGTGCACAAGGTCATTAGCAACCCGCTGTCTGACAATGAACCCGAGCCGGCCGATCAGGAAAGCGGCTCGGACAACTCTGGCGCCCAAGTTGATGAAATGCCGGAAGCTGGTGAGAAGCTTCCCGCCACTGACCTGATCATTGTCACTGCTCGCGCGCGCGGCGCCCAGGCAAAGCGCGACGGGATGGCGAAGCGCGCAATCCCGCCGGAATACCGCGCCCCCGGCCGCGAGGCCGAGGCCGAGGCATGGAAGGCCGGCCACGATGCCGAGCCGGCGCCGGCAAAAGTCGCGGAGTAACTGCCATGACCGAGGCATCCCGCACTTTGACCCGCGACGACGCCGCGCTGATCCGCGCATTGTTGCCGAGCATGTATCAGCACGACATTGCCGCGCTGTTCGACTGCAACATGGGCCGCGTCGCTGAGATTGCGCGCCGGCAGAAATTCGCGGGCGTAGCGCCCGCGGACCTCAAGCACCCGGCTGTGGCGCGCCGCGTCGTCTGCTTGCTTGCAGACCACCACGACAAGCTGAACCGCGAAGTGCGCAAAGCGCTGGGGGCCGCGAAATGAATTCGCTCCATCGCAGCGTCGCAAAGACGATTGAAGCCCTTGGCGGGACTAACGTCCGCATCCGCCCGGGCAGGCGCCACACCATTGCCGAGTTTGAAGCTGGCGGGCGCCCGCTATCGATCCCCGTGCACAGCGGGAGCATCGCCAGCCGTCGCTTTGAACCGATGATCCGATCCCAAATCCGCCGGAAAATGGAGGCCGCCCGATGATCGCAACGGATAGCGATGCCCGCACCAAATGGTGCCCGCACGCGCGGATCGCGCGGCGCGAACTCGGCGTCTCGGGCGGCGAGATCATCGGCGGCGTGAACCGCGACGCGCTCAGCACGCACGGCGGCGCAATCCCAGCGTCGTGTCGGTGCATAGCCTCCGACTGCATGGCGTGGCGCCTGCAATGCACCGTCCACATCGCATCACCCGAAGGCACTCAGCAGGCGACCCGCCAACTTGGGTACTGCGGCGCATTCGGCCACCCGTAACTACCAACCACGAGAAAGCACATCATGAAAATCGTCGGACTGATCGCAGAAAACGTCAAGAAACTCACGGCCGTCGAAATTGCCCCTAGCGGGGCTGTGATCGAGGTGACCGGGAAGAACGGCAACGGCAAAACCAGCGTGCTCGATGCGATCTGGTGGGCATTGGCGGGGGCTAAGCACATTCAAGCGGCGCCGATCCGCCGCGGCGCCGATAGCGCCCGGATCAGGCTCGACCTCGGCGAGATCAAGGTGACCCGCAAGTTCGAGCGGAAGGGCGACGACGATTTCACCACGTCGCTGATCGTGGAGAATGCCGCCGGCAATCGCGCGCCGTCGCCGCAAAAGGTGCTGGACGATCTGGTCGGCGCGCTGACCTTCGACCCGCTCGAATTCGCCAACGCGGACGCGCAGACGCAGTGGCGCATGATCCGCGACTTGATGCCCGAGATCGACTTCGACGGCGTCGATAAAGCGAACAAGGAGGACTTCGCCGCCCGCACCGATCTCAACCGGCAGGCCAAGACGCTGCGCGCCCAGGCCGCCGGCATCGAGGCGCCGATCGGCACGCCGAAGCAGCCGATCGATGAGGCGGCGTTGGTCGCCGAATTGGAGGCGGCCGGCCAGCACAACGCCGAGGTCGCGCAGCGCCGGGCGCGCCGGGAGCAGGCGAAGACCGACATCGCGCAGGCTGAGGTGACGGCGGACGCGCGCCGGAAGGAAGCCGCGGACCTTCTGGAACACGTCAAGGAACTGAACGCGCAGGCGGACCGCTATGCCGCCGACGCGGCATCGATGCGCGCCAAGCTGGAAGCCGCGCCGCCCCTGCCCGATCCGATCGACACCGCGGCGCTGGTCGAGCAGATCGCAACCGCGAAGCGCACAAACGCTCATGTCGCGGCGCGACAGCGCCACGCCGAATTGTTGGAACAGGCAACCGGCATCGAAGCACAGGCGCAGGCGCTGACCGCCGCTATGGACCGGCGCAAGGAAGCGCTCGCCGCGCAGATCGCCGCGGCGCAGCTGCCCGTTCCCGGCCTTTCGTTTGACGACGGCGCTGTGCTGCTCAACGGCCTGCCCTTCGACCAGGCCAGCACCGCCGAGCAGCTGCGCACGTCAATCGCCATCGCAATGCGGATGAACCCGAAACTGCGCGTGCTGCGCATCCGGCACGGCAACGATCTGGATGACGATAGCATGGCGATCCTCGCTGAGATGGTCGAAGGCGCGGACTATCAGTGCTGGGTCGAGAAGATCAACGCGAGCGGCAAATCGTTCGTCGTCATCGAAAATGGCGAAGTCATCGCCACCGAAGCAGGGGCCGCCGCGTAAGCGGCCCCACCCCACGCAAGGAGCATTGCAATGAAAATCATCGGGACGGCCGGGGTCAACGATTACCTCGTGCAGATGTCGGATTACGAAATCGTCAAAGCGGCAGGGTATTCGTCCAGCTACGACAAAGGGTGGCCGTTCCGCGACCGTAGCATCCCGGTAGGAGCGACGATCGAAATCCACGCCGCCTGCGACTTCCACAGCCGGATCGCCAACAATCAGGACAGTGCCCGCAAGGCCGCCGGCACTCTGCGCGCGCTCGCCGATCTGCTCGACGGCGCGATGCCCGACGTGGTGATCCCGCCGCCGGCCGAAGCCCCGGCCGAAGCCCCGGCCGAAGCCCCGGCCGAAGCCTAATCCACCACCGCATAGCAAGGACAAGCCATGGCCCGCATCATCGCAACTACCCAAGAAACGATTGCTATCCACGAAGCGCTCAAAGGCCATCTGTCTCCGACGGGCGACGGGGCATTCTTCTATGCCGGCGGCCTGACGGACGAAGATATTGCCCGCAAGGCCGCCCCGCGCCTCTCCGCCGCGCACGTCGCCCGCATCCGAACCGAAATGTTCGGCAAGCTCGGCAAGCCGCCGGAAGCTGAGCCGGCTGACTTCGCTGCGATCGCCGCCAACATGACAACCGACTTGGCCCAGATCAAAAGCGCAATGACCCGGCTCGGCGCCATCGACACCACGCTGAACAGCGTCGAGGCCGCAGTCGCCCGCATCGAACAGCGCGTGGCATCCATCGATAGCGCCGCGCGCCAGCAGTTCTAAAGGGGGCAGTGCAATGGCCGGCGATATGAACCGGGCGACCTTGATTGGTCGCCTGGGCGGCGATCCAGAATGCAAAAGGCTGCAAAATGGCTCGCGCGTCGTCAACTTCTCGATCGCTACGTCAGAGAGCTGGCGGGACAAAAATACAGGCGAGCGGAAAGAGAAGACGCAGTGGCATCGCGTCGTGATCTGGACGGAAGGTCTGTGCAACGTCGCCGAGCAGTATCTGCGCAGGGGCTCTAAATGCCTCGTTGAGGGCGCGATCGAGCACCGCAAATGGACCGATCAGAACGGCGTCGAGAAATACACCACAGAAATCGTCCTCAAGGGGTTCAACGCGCAGCTGATCCTGCTCGGCGGCAGCGGCGGGGGCGATGGCGGGGGCGACAGCGGGACACCCCGCAGCGCCGGCCGCGCGCCGAGCCAGAACATCCCGATGGATGACGACATCCCCTTCTAGAGCCAAGGAACACACCATGACCACGATTAGCAAACTCGCTGACGCCTTCGCGTCCGACGAAAAAACAATTCCCCTCACAGGCGAGGAGTGCCAACTGATCGCCGCCGCCCTGCGCACCATGGACCGCATCGAGACGGTGCTGCCCAGCATCGTTATGACGACGAAGCGGGCGTTGCAGGATAACGCGAAGCCGGCACATCGGCCGAGCCAGCCGGGCGCCGCCCCCGAGAACGGGTGGACGATCTACGAGGGCAACATTGTGTTCGTCGCGAGCCGGATCGCCGAGGCTGTCGAGCGCGCGCAGAGGGGAGCCAACGCGAAAACCACGCTGTCGCTGCATTACGCGCGGCAGATGGCAAACGCCTGCTACAACCTGAAACAGGACATCCGGCTGCCCGATGATGCGCGCAAGGCCCTGGGTGATGCGCAGGCGGCGTTCGACGCAGCGGCGGCGACGCTGCCGGATAGCTTTGAGAGCTTCGTCCGGAAGATGGTGGAGCGGCTCACGGAGCAAAATACGTTCGAGCAGACCGTCGCTGAAATCGTCGCCCATCTCAAAATGGCGCGCAGCGCTGCATTTTATGCCACCGGCCGGCGGCCGACGGCCCCGCAGATGCCCGACAACTCCGAGCCGGCGCCGCGCAGCAAACCTTATTGCGTTTGGTGCCATCAGATCGGGCACGCGGCGACTGATCGCTGCCGCGCCCGGTACTATGCGACCAACGAGCAATGGGAGTGCGAGGGGGCATAACCCCTCGCAACATCTCGATGGATCGAACGCGGCTGATTAAGCTGATGATGCTAACCACATCATCAAACGACAACGAGGCGCTGAGCGCCCTGCGGATGGCTAACAGGATGCTCGCCGACGCATCATTGGCTTGGTCCGAAGTGCTTGGCTCAGGTCGGCAGCCGCAGCGAGCCGCCGACCCGCCGCGGCGCCAGCCGCCGCCTCCCCCGCCATCGCAGCGCCGGCAGCAAGCCAAGCGCAACGACGCTGACGATGGCGACGCCGACGATATCGAGGCGATGTTCGAAGAACTGACCACCGCCGAGTTCGCGAACAGCTTCATCGAGAGCCTGCACCGGCAATGGAAGGAGCGCGGCCGCCTTACCGCGAAGCAGATCATCGCGTTGAGGCGCGTGCACCTCGCGGCGATGAAACAGAAATACGGGCGAACCAGCTATTACGGGCGTTTTTCATGAACCAGCGAAGCAAGACCGTTAGCTCAGCGATTGGCCGAGGGTGGGCATCGATCGCGTCGAAGATGATGACCTATGCAATGGAGCGCGCCAAGGAAGGCGACGGCGCGAGCGCCGCGACGGCAATGCTTCAAGTCGAGGTCTGGCTTGATAAGGCCGGCGCCGACGCGACGCGCTATCACTTCACGGTGCGATGATGATGAAAGCTCAAGTCATCGTGTGGCGCGCATGCGTCGCCGTGGCCCTGCCATGGGGCATCGCAGAAGCAATCACGCACGAGGTCCGGGTTTTCCTGCGCTCCGCATACCTCGCGGTGCGCTTGGAGATCAGCACGGCGCGGGAGTGCTGGAATGAGGCGCCGCCAACGTGAAGAAGCCCCGCCCGCTGACGCGCCGGGAGCGGCACATTCTGGCGCTGCTGTATCCCGACAAGTCGCTGGCGGTCGGCCTTTCGATCTGTGCCGAACTATACGCCCGCAAGCTGATCACCATCGATCGGTTCCGCAGGCGCTATGTGCTCACCGAGGCCGGCCGCGCCGCGCTATCGCAACAAGAACTGACACTCTGACCATGGCAAATCGCCGCCATATCCCTCTGAAAATCAAGCTCGCCGCAGCGCTGCTACAGATGAAGCGGCCAGACGATGCCGGCCGCCTCGTCCCGGTGATCCCGCACGACGAGGCCAAGCGGCTGACGGCCGACCAGATCGTCAGCCGTTTCGAGTTCAATCACTACCCGATCCCGCACGCCGCGGGTGGGCCCGACGAGCCCTGGAATTTGGACCCGATGCCGAAGGCCGATCATCGCGAGCGGACGGCGAAGATCGACATTCCAGCCATCGCCAAGACCAAGCGCGTCGCCAAGGCGCAAGAGGAATTCCGGCGCAGGCTGCTCGCCAAGGGCGAGCCCGATGCGGCGCAGGATCGCCCCGCCCGGAAATCTAAGTGGCCGAGCCGCCGGTTCGGCCGGGCGAAGTGGAGCAATGAAGCATGAGGAATGAACACCAGATCAAAAGAACCAACCAAGCTTGGCAGCCGATCAGCGGCTGCTCGGCGGTCTCCTCGGGCTGCGATGATTGCGCGATGGGGCTGAGGGAGACGCCAGCGCTGAAACGTCTGTTGCGCACTGGCTTCGTCAACATGACGGACGCCGGCCCAGCGTGGTCCGGCTCGGTGAAACTCAACAAGGGGACGTTGCTTCAGCCTATGCGATGGCGGCGGCCCCGCAGCATCTTGGTTTGTCCCCATAGCGACCTGTTCAACGAAAGCGTCCCCGACGCTTGGCGTGATCTCGTGTTCGCCGCGATGACGCTGGCGCCGCAGCATACGTTTGAGCTCTCGACAAGGCGTAGCGAGAAGATGAGGGCGTGGGTTTCTGACCCTGCAACGCCGGGGCGCATCGCGCGCTCTATCTTGGACATGGTGATCGCGAGCATCATCTCGCCGTCGCGGATGATGGCCGACGATTGGCCGGTTACCAGCGTCGGCCCAAACCCAGAAGAACCTGACGACGTGACGCTCATGGCGTGGCCGCTTCCGAACCTTCGGCTCGGAGTAGCGGTTGAGGATCAGCAGCGCGCAAACGAGCACATTCCGAACCTTCTGGCGACGCCGGCAGCTGTGCGTTTTGTCAGCGCTGTGCCGCTGCTGGGGCCGATTGATCTCACCGACATTGATCTTTTGCCGATGCTTTTGCGCGGCCGGCTGCGCAGCGAGAACGACCCGAAGTGTACCTTCGATGCGCTCACCGGGAAAACGAATGTGCATCCGGTACACGGGGTTGATGATCCGTTCGATCGCGGCGTGGATTGGGTGATTTGCGGCGGCGAAAGCGGGCCGAAGGCTCGGCCGCTGCACCCCGATTGGGCGCGCGGCCTCCGTGACCAATGCGCTGCGGTCGGCATCCCGTTCCTGTTTAAACGGTGGGGCGAATGGGTGCCGGAAGACCAGTCGCCGGAAGACGCCATTCTGCCGGGCTGGGCGCGCTGCCCGTGGGCCGAAAGAGATCGCGATGGGGGATGGAGCCATGGCGACCAAACGAGCGTCTACCGCCTCGGCAAGCGCGCCGCGGGCCGCTTGCTTGACGGCATCCTACACAACGGCACGCCGGGGGCGCAGTGATGGCGGACAGGTCGATCCGTTTTCCTGCACCGATGATCCTAGCGGCGCTCGATGGCCGCAAGACGCAGGCGCGGCAGCTCGCGTGGGGGAAAAACAACCGCCAGCGAGGCGTACTCACTGACCCAAAAGACTGCTTTGAAAAGCCAACGCCATGGCAGGCTTTGAAGCCCGGCGATCGGTTGTGGGTTAAAGAGGCTTTTGCGCAGGTCGGAACGGTTGATCCGCCGTGGCTCGTAACCAAGGCTGACTATCCGGAATGCGCTAAGATATATGGTTTCGACTGTATCCCCGAGACGATCGAGGAGGTGGGGTATCGCTGGCGCCCTTCCATCCACATGCCGCGCTGGGCGTCGCGCCTCACGCTGATCGTCACCGGAGTCCAGATCGAGCGGCTGCAGGATATCAGCGAGGCTGATGCCGTTGCGGAAGGATGCCGCGGCACGTTGGGGGCAAACTCGGAATTCCCGGACGAGTGGGACCCATCGCCAGCCGAAGAATTTCGCGACCTATGGAGCAGCCTCTACGGCCCCGAGGCTTGGGCCGCCAATCCCGAGGTTGTGGCGATCACGTTCCGAACGATCCGCGCCAACATCGACAGCCAGGAAGCGAAATGAAGGAAGAAGAATGAGCCAACCCCTGAACCAGATCATCGCCGCGATTGAGGCCGGCGGCGCAGATGAGACCAACGGCAAGCCGGCCGGCGACATCATTGAGAAGGGGTGCGAGGCGGCCGGGTATATCCACCCGGCCGACGCCGCCAACGAATTCTGCCTCGAAATCGCCGACGCGATCCTTGCGCCGGCACATCCGCAAAAGGAGCCGAGCCGATGAACACCGCATTCCTGCTCATGGCGCAATACGCCGGCCGGGCCGTGATCCCGATCGAAATTGTGCAGGCCGACTACTTCCCGCACCTGCAATTGGAGCAGCTGGTCCGCAAGATGTGCCGCGGCGAGATCAAGCTGCCGCTGATGCGGATCGAGGGGAGCCAGAAGGCCGCCCGCGGCGTGCACCTCCAAGACCTCGCCGCCTATCTGGATGCCCGGCGGGCTGCTGCGGCAAAGGAGCTTGAGCAGATGACGCGCCCGTAA